GGGGCAGGAGCGACTACTGCATTAGAAGGGCAGAGAGATGCTTTGTCAGGACAGCAGGATGCAGCCAGAAAAGAGTTGCAAAACACTGAAGCAGTTGTGTCTTCAATGCAGAATGCCATAGATCAATTTTCCTCAATGTTTAAACAGGTTTTTGAACAAATGGGATTTGAAATTTCTGATACAATGGGGGAAATAAAAGCCACTGTTGAAGAACCCATGTCCCCTAATGTTGATGTCAATCCAGCAAAATTAGCGCTTCAGGAACTTGCACAAGAAGCAGCCACCCAAGCTGCTACACTGGAAAAAGAAAAGATCAAAATGTGGGAATCGTTTCAGGAAGCGGATGCACGTTTTCAAGGGTTAATCCTGCAAAACTATGAAACTCTTGCAGATCAAGCAAAAACTGCAACTGAAAAATATAAAGGCTATATGGATGAGTTAAAAAAGCCTGTTGATACATATGTTAATTTTTATGGCACTGCAAGCCCTACTCTGCCATTAACTGAGACAATAAATAATGTTAATTCGTTAATGTCTGATTTTAAATCAAATGCTACTGCTCAAATTGATTCTAATGTAAATCTAACTGCTGATTCTGGAAGCGGGAAAATGTCATTTTCAGGAGCTATTACAGCAGCCCGTGAGGGCGTAACTGGGTTCTATGATTCATTACGGACGGGGGCGGTATTAAATATTGATACCAGTTCAGCACATCAGGCGTTAAATGGAATAGCAGCCAAAGCAGCCGGGGTTATGGCAAGTGTGGATGTAGTACAAACACAGAAAGCAGTTACACCGAAACCGATAACAGCAAAAGATTTTTTTGGCGATGTTAAGGATCTAGGCAAGACTGATTTACAATATAATGGCAAGGCGTATCCGGTTACGGGTGATAAAGATGTCATAAGTCAACTCCAAACAGCGCTCCGGCGTGGAACAAAAATGAGCGTATCATGAAAAATATGTCAAGACCAGGCTTTATATATAGTGTTGAAATAAATGGAAAACGATTGCCACCCAAGCGGAATATTATCACGGATGAAGGCTTGAATTATTTAAATGATGCATCATTAACAGGAGGGACTCCGATAACAGATTTTTATTTATTGCTATTTGATAGTAATTATACGCCGTTAGGTACTGAAGCGTATACCACTCCTGGCTTTGTTGAGTATACCGGATATACTGAAGCAACTAGGGTTTTATGGGATAATGCAGGGACTTTAAACGGCGAGGCGACTAATGCGGCTAATCCTGCTCAATTTTCAGTTGCAAATGAAACTGAATCGCCTATTACTATTTATGGCACTGCCATTGTCGGTGGCGGTTCCGCTCCTGATACAAAAGGGGATATTGCAGGTGGAGGTATATTATTGTCAATCGGTCGGTTCCCTTTCGCACAATTGATTAATCCAGGCAATACAATTATTTCAGTTACAGCAACGCATAGGATGAAGCGATAAATGGCAAAACTTTATACTTCCTGGAATCCCGATGACAAATATTCAGATGCTATTGTATTATCAAATAATAATTTAACTGTATCCAGGGGGGCTGGTGGCGGTTTTATTTCAATTAGAAGCGTATTAAATACAAGTATTGTTTCTGGCAAAATTTATATTGAAGTAAAAAAACAGTGTGATCTTACAGATATAGATATAGGCGTTGTTGATATAAGTCAGCCGCTTGGTAATATGTATAATATTCCTAATGCCTTTATTTACAGGTCTACCGGTGTCTATTACGGAACGGGGGGCAGCCCAGGACACCCAGCTTATTTTGAAAATGATATTGTAAATATTGCAATTGATTTTGATGATAATAAAATATGGTTTGGTATTAATGGAGTTTGGAATGATGGAGACCCGGCAACAGGCTTAAATCAATCTATGTCTCTTAACTCTCCTGTTACTTATGCAATTGTGGCAGGGTTAGCCGGCGACTCTCAATTGACTGCTAATTTTGGAGCTTCAGATTTTATTTATTCTGTTCCTGAAGGATTTTTAAGTGGATATTTTGAAGACACATCCATTTATGTTTTATCCGGTACTGTAAAGGATGGAGCAACGCCACTTCAAAGAACAGTAAGAGTTGAAAAACATTCCAATAAAGGGTTTGTAGGTGAACAGACAAGCAATACTGATGGTTCTTTTGAATTTGATTCTGTTACATATCCATTATTAGCCGATAATGATACTTTTGATATTTTCGCATATGGGGATGATACAACAGAGTCAGGGCAAATTTTATCTTTTGGTAATGTAACAGCAAAAGAAACATAACATATATGGCTATTTATACACAGCCCGCCGGTGATGAATTATTCTTTGATTTTTCGACAGAATATACACAACCCGCCGGTGATGAATTATTCTTTGATTTTTCGGCAGGAGACGGCGGCTTATCTATTACTGAATCTGCGGTTCCTAAAGATGAATTTGAAATTATTTCAGAAGCATATTATGATAGACTTGAATCTGTGGTTCCTGAAGATGAATTTGAAATTATTTCAGAATCATATTATGACAGAATTGAATCTGTAATCCCTGAAGATGAATACGATTCATATATATTATTATTAGAATCAGATACTAATGAAACAATTGCTCAAGATGATTACACCTTTGATATATCGTTAAGGCCGGGAGAATTTGAAGTGATAGATAATGTTGAAATCTTTTTATTTAAAAAATGGACAACAGAAAATGGTACGGCTCTAAAAGGGTTAGTTCCTGCCTCTCATGTAATAGAAGACTGGGAAATTAATTTAAATGAAGATAATTATTGCTTTGAATTTTCAGCAAATGTTTTAGGTTCTGAATTTTGGGAATTTTGCAATCCTTTAATTGAACAAAATACCATAAAAATTAGATTTGTATTCAATAAAATACTCCCTGATGAGTCCGTATCAAGTGAAACATTCCAATTTTTAATTGAAGAAAGAGAAGATGTTTATAAGGGAGAAATCTTCAAAATATGGGGAAGGTCTGAACATGCTTTTTTAGGTGAGGGCTTTTCTGATTCAATAACAGACTCAGAAATTCCGTATGCGATTGAAGCAAACCCTTGGCAAGCCCGGCATACAACAGTGGGTGATTCTATTCAATTTATTTATGACAATTATACCCCTGAATTGTATAGACGTGATTATTCTACAAAAATTTATCTGACTGTTGAAAATTATCCTATTTACCGGGGGCAGTTTTCAGCACAAGAAAAATACCCCATTGACATGTTAAAAGAATTTGCTGATGCAATTGGGGCAGTTATCAGGCCGTTAAATATTATTGAGTCAATTTATAATACAGGCGGTTTTGTTTCTATTGAACCTTTTTTTGTCAAAACAGAGGAAGTTATTCCTTATCAAATAGCTGCTGAATATGACGGTGCTGTTGATCTTTTAACGCCTTCAAGCCGTGTGCTATCCATGCCTAAATATAATAAAGTCAAAGTTTATGGCCCCACTCCTTACAATGATAGAGATAAAGCAGAGGGTGGTGATGGTTCCGGTGGCACTAATGAAGATGGTTCGGGAACTTTTAGCAGTGGTACAGGTGTTTTTGTAGCACAGCAAATATGGGTTTATGATAAAGATACACCGCACCCTCGTGAACCAGTTGCAGGCGCTTCTGTTACAATAAATGATATATCTCAAGGCGTAACAAATGAGAACGGTTATCTTGAAACAGAACCTTTTGAAGTGGGGGTTAGTATGAGTGTTCAAGTAACACATCCAGAATATGCGGAACAAATTGACACAACTATAACAGCACAAGGGTCTGCCTCGTGAGCCATGAAATTTTATTACGGCATAATGTTCCTTTACTGGATGATACTGTCTATGAATATGTAGACGGGAATCATTTGTTTTATTTGTCTAATATTAACAGTGAGTTTGTTAGCCCTGCAAAAAATATTTTTCTTATGGGGAAAGCAGGCCCAGGCCCTGCTGTTGGCGGTACTGATGCAGATACAAGGGCAATATCTATTACCGAGGGAGGGGATTATAATTTCAGCAATGTTAGCGGCCTTCCATGTCAATATGATTTTACTTTATTTTTGGTTTTTTATTATGACGGCCCCGACCCGAACTATAATTATTATATTACACCGACTCTTGTGGAATGGAATGGAGAACAAGTTTTCCCTGCTCAAAACGGCGGCTTAACAGGGTTTTATGTGTCTGGAAATACCTTTAATTTATATTCTCTTACAGCAGAATTGGATGGATTTGAAACTATCGAAATTGATAATTTTGTTAAATATAAAGAAGAAAATTTTGGGTGGGATTGTAGCACTTGGAAAATATATGAACAGTTAGGACTTAAAGTAACATTTCAAAAGATGATTGAAACGCCATAAAGGAAATATATGCCAATACAAATAATATGTAAACGTGGAAATGCTACAAGAGAAGCTCCCCCCATTCAATCTAATTTAATAAACAGCGTAACTATGGCTAAATCCATAGGAAAGCGTTTCTTTGACGATCCAAAACAGGGGAGTTTTTATTTAACTCAGTATCATAAATTTACAGCACCGTATAAAATGGGGATAGCACCGGGAAAATTTATAAAATTAACATCTGAAAGAATGGCTTTACAAAATGCTGAAATGAAAGTTAAATCAGTTAGAATTTATCCTGGGGAAGCTTCTATTATGTGTGAAATAGAAGCTATTCAATTTATAAACCCGGAAGGAGGCTAAAATGATTGACGAAATAAAGAAAATTACAAAAAAAGATATTAAAGAGCAGCCTGTCAAGGCTGCTCAAGTTATTGCCGTTCTTGCGAATGGTCAAGTCCAAGTTAAAGATCAAGCTGGCAGAATATCTTACGCAATGGGTAACGGTGATGAGGTTTCCATTACCCAAAACGTATATATTACAGGTTCCTATGTTGTCAATACTAATGGGCCTCGTATGTTTCCAGAATTGGAGGAGTTTGATGTTTAACGCCCTCCTGTCAGGTAGTCCTGCAAAGGTAGTGTGAATAATATTCAGAGTGCTGGTGTTTAAACTAATGAATCAGATTTATCACTACTTGTGCAGGACTATCTTCGGGTTTAATAATTTCAATTTTTGTACCGCAAAACGGACAAAATGTTATAGGCATTGTTTCATGTGTAACGACTTCCGGGTAAACAGAGCATGTATATATACATACATTATTTATTGTATTCATGTTTTTATCAAAATCGCCAAAACCGATAAATCTTGAATCCCAAGCCTCCTGAACTTTTTTACAGCAAGGTAAAAAGTTAGTTTCTGTAATTTCAAAAATATCATCTGAATATTGTACTTTCATTGTAAATATTTTCATGATTTACCGCTCTTCAAAAATAGTAATTTTTATATCAAAATAAAGTTTTCGTTTACAGGAAGGACAGATAAAATAATCATCTTTATCATAACTTAAGATAGCATCAGACCAACCTTCAAACTCTTGTCCGCAAACACATTTTAACAAAGACAAAAAATCATTATTAGAATATCCAAAATCAACTTTATCCGTTACATCCAAGTCTTTCATGAATCTATTCCTTTCTGTCTTACCGTTTACTATTCCAAACTGTAATGGCTTTATTGCATATAATACACAAAACAACTGTGAATTTAGGAGAAAAAGCAACAAGGTCAACGGCATCCGTATCAGTGTGCTTATATCCGCAATGAGGACAAACGATATTCGTTATTGTTCCGGCTCTATCCATAGTTATACTCCTTTTAATTCATTCAACAGAAGATTTGCGGTCTCCTGTTGAATGAGACTATCGCCTTCTATTTAAATCAAATTCTGTACAGACCGGCTGCCCTGAAAATCCATATTGCCACTGTTCAGGGTATTCTTTGCTATCAATGTCAAAAGCCTTAGACAAGTGTTTTATCTTGCAAAATTTCTTCTTTGTACATATCTTGCAATAAATTGCATTCATGAGGGATTCTTCAGTTGGGGATACCGGTTTAAACGGTTGCCCTGCTTTATCCTCAAGTTTTTTTGCTACTGATTGAGGCAAGAAAACCTTATGCTTCCTGAGTATTGCAGAGACTTTTTTAACTGAGTTCCCATTACTATACCCGTAAACTCTTTTGGCGATTTGACTTAATGATAAATCCTTGTTTCTCAATTGGATAATATCAAACTCTTTTTCAGAGTACTGTATTGGTAAATCCGGTTGGCGGTGTGGCTGTGTCGGTTGAAAATCTTGTGAAAGCTGTTGAATGATTTCCTGTGAAACCTGATATTCCAATGTCTTCAATTTTGCCTTTTTAAATTTTAAAAAGGATTCAAATAAAATTTCCATCTGACTCGGTTCATAATGCTGAATTTCGGCGCTTTGTTCAAGGGCGGAAAAAGCCCGCATAATTTGAATTGAGCGCTTGATAGCAATGTCTGTATGAAGAACGGCTGAAAGCATGTTGCAGCCTTCACGGGTGAAGGCGTGAGGAAGGTATTTAACATCTTGTAACCATTGAAAGGTCGCACCCTGCGACCTTAGAATTCCAACTTCATCCTTTGTCATCTGGAATATAAAATCTTCCGGGAACCGTTCAGGGTTTCTTTTGACTGCTTCATTAACTCTTTTGGTTTCAGTCCCGTAAATAACTGCAATGTCTTTATCTAACATTGCGTCCGGCCTGCCTTCAAGCCTGATGATTTGCGATTGAATTTCTGTAACTGTTAATTCCGTATTCATACTTGTCTCCTTTTTAGAATCCTGATGTCATTATACATCTTTGTTTGACAGCCTTTCACATATATCCTTTTTCAAAGATATAACTTTTGATGAATTTTTCATTAACATAACTACGAAGTAAGCTTGTACATTACTAAGCTGATAATATGTAATCGGGCGACCTCCTGAATAATTTTTTTTTTCAATCATTTTATCATTTCCGCACTCCTGAATGATTGCTTCATGGCGTTTTATAAGCAGCACTACTGTTCTATGCTGAACGCCTGATATTTCTGACACATATAAACTTGTTAGCATTTTTTAAATTCCTTTATGTAGAAAAATATAATCATATTTATACATTTATCTGTTATAAAAGTCAACCATTTTTAACTTTACAATCATCTTTTTTTATGATACCGGAATAGGACACTTTATCAATTGTACTATGTTTTGGAGTTTAAATGACTACACAAATTTTAAAAACAGATAATGAGATTCTCGTTACTCTGGATAATGATATGCTATGGATAGATGAGTTTGAATATAATCCAATACTTATAGATGAGTCTGACACAGCAGATTATGGGATATGGCACAACGAAGCACTCCGGCCTGATGAAGTCGGTAGAAAAATTACTCTGGAAAGTCAAGACGGATTAGGCTTTCAAAAAAGAAGTACAGTCATTGCATTAAAAATGCTTGATATTGTTCCAAATACAAAATATAAATTAAAAATTATTGATGAGGGTTCGACTATTGAAAAAATTGTCAGGTTTGACCATTCCGGTGATGAGGGCGGGGTATCATTCCGGCCTGCGTCCAGTATTGCAGGGATAAGCCCGACAGAATTTTGGTATACAGGCCGGATAAGTATGATAGTTACAACTGTTTAAATGCTTTCTATTGGATTGTTAGGTGTAAATTCAGACTTTGGAATGAATGACACTATATTATGAAGATAACCGCCACAACTCCCTATACATGACCAAGAACCTGATGACTCATTTCTAAATAAATTACCTACCATCATAGAGCCTTCTTTATCGACGGCAAGAACTTCGTCATTCAACCCGATTTCTGAAATATTATACTTTTTCATTCTTCCTCCTTTAAAGCATATTCCATTTTTGCGTTGAATAATATATTCCACGCACGATCTTCTTTAGCAGATGCTACGTGCCATTCTTTGGAATCCTTCTCAATCGCATTCAAAATCTTTTTTGCGTCTGCATAAGCTTCAGCAGCTACCCTGACATTTTCTTCAAGTTTTTCCAGTGAAAAAGACTTTGATTGAGACTTGAACGATTCAATTAAATCATTCTCAGAAATGACAGATACAACATTGCTCATGCTGTCTCCCCCATTGATACACCAGGAAGTTTTTGCCATATTGACTATATCGCCGAAAAGAATAGATTCCTTTTCATTAATAGCCAAGTAGCGACTTTTTTGGTCAATTTCAACATCTTCAACCTTTTTCCATTTCATCATTTAACAATGCCTCTCCTTCCCTGATTAAATATTCAAGTGTTTCTCGATGATACTCATCATCATTTATATAAATCTTTTTCCAGATTCCATTCAGATTTACAGTTTTTGGAATTGTCATTGCAATTCCGTTTACTGCATAAAGGATTTTGGGTTGTTCCGGGTCAATTAGACAGATAGCTCCGCCTGAATACGAAGCTTTTTTGACTAAAAGAACAGCCTTTGGAATTGTTAAAGGCCATACTTTACCTTGTTCTTCAAATTGAGATTTTGAGACTCGCTTACTTTTCATGTCTTCAAACACTTTTCACCTCCTTTTCAGATAAAAGCCATTCATAAAAATTCTTAACAGCTTGAGATATATCATTATCAATTCTGGCATAATAATCATACTCATAATTTAGAGTACATTCATCAGCCGGAACCCCTGTTTCTATTGCAAAATCAGATTCTATATGGAGAGTATAAACTCTTTCTTTATAATGTTTTTTTATCATATCTATATATTCAGCCTGTCTGATATGACAAAAAATTATTGAATCTGAATCTGAAACTGAATCAATTTTTTCACATAAAAGCTTCAGAGGTTTTCTGTTTGTATTCATCCAGGCTATTAATACATTTTGTAATAGTAGTCTATACTCTGAATCTTTCTCATAATTATATTTGTTGAATAGTTCTTTCACCGGGTCTATTAAAGAAAAATTTATAATTGGAATATCAGAAATTTCTTTTAAATGTCTAATAAATGTGTCTTTCCCTGCGTTTGCTTTTCCGTTTACAATAATGATAGGGTTACTCATAAACTCCTTTATATGAGGCTCTAAAACGCTGTGTTAGAGCCTCATTATTCAATGTTCTGTTAAATAATAATGTTTTTCTTAACAGTAGATAGTTTCAAGAAAAAACACTATATCCATATAATTGATACGGATTCCCAAATGACGAAATTCTGACATAAATTCAATTACATTATTGTTAATCTCAGCTAAGTTAGCTCCTGGAATTATAAAATAATAAACAAAATTTCCATTTTCTTTTTTAGAAAATGATTCAAATTTGTTTTCAAATGGCAATTCATACAAACATAAGTCAGGATTGTCTTCCCATTCTTTTTTTGTAAAATGATTATTTGCAATCAATTCTTGAACAAGGGCATCAGTAAGCAAAAGTCCTACGCCAGAATATATTGTTATTGGCATATCCATAAACTCCTTTATATGAGGCTCTCAGGCTGTATAACACAGCGCTTTAGAGCCTCATTGTTGAAGGTTCTTAAAGAACAAGTCCTATATCATCAAATATTACAGGGTATTTGTCTTTCAAATTATGCAACAATTGAATCATAAGCTCTCTGATTTGCGGGTGTGCAGCTTTCGATGTTCTCAGACTTAAAATATGTCTCAATTCCCTGATGTTTGCAGTCATAACAATCACGGTTTTAAGGCTGTTAGGTAACACACTTCTGGCTTGTTCCGGCTTGGCTCCTTTTGCAAGGAGTTGTACATACATCATTTCTGCATAATTCATTGCAGTTTCCCAATTCATCATTTCCAGTGATGAATTTTTCCAGAATACCGGCCTGATGACTGCAATGCCATTTTTATACATGCAGTATCTTGTGCTTTCCTGACTGTACGAAGCAAGGCGATGTCTTACAAGTTCATGCGATACTCCCCTATCCGTAATGAACTTTATGGTAAAGTTCATATGTTCAATCACGCTGTGATGCCCTGATTTTATAATTTTCTTTACAAATCCGGCTGCTGAATCAGCGGTTATTTTCCCCTCGCTTTGATAGCATGTTCTGCCTGCCAGTTCGATATTCTTTAAAATAGTCTCACCATCCGGTGAGAATAAAATCTCATGAGACTGGTCAATTATCTTCATTTATACCTCCTGTTCCATTTTTCTCCGATGTCATTTTAAGCGCCGTCAAACGCATCATGTGAACAATTTAATCCCATGATTATTCCTTTACAGCTTCAAAATCAGGACATTTAGCTGCGGCCTGAACGATTGTTCTGTATTCTCTTTCATCACAATCATTAGTAATTCCCCAATGGGTTTTAACGCAGCCTTCATCATAAAAGCCACTGTCGTTATCATCACAAATGCCAGAATAAAAAAACCAGTGTTTGCAAAATATACAAATCTTTCCCATAATTACCTCGCTTTCTGCCGGGCGTGAACCCGGCAGAATTGATTATTCGGTTGGGGTTACAAATCTTAATCGACTTGGGTCGATTTCTTCCACATCGCCATTTTGACGCTCAATAGCAGCTACAAGCGAATACCCGTCTCCATTTGAATCTACACCGATAATAAGCACGTTTACAATCCCCAAAGGTTCCCCAATTTTTCTGAAATCTTTGTATAAATAAGCTTTTCTGTTAATCATGTTTTTCTCCTTGTAATTGATTAATATTCTGGAATCCAGAATAACTCTACCCTTAAACTTTTTAACTCAACTTTACACTTGAGATTGAGTCTTAAAGCTGGACATTTTCTTTTAGCCGGAACTGTACAATCTTTTGCTAAATACTGCAAATCCTCTATTAATTGTTTACCTTTTTTTAAATTTGAAATACTGTAAACATAGCTATCCGGCTGTTCAAAGCGGATTTCAACTCCGCCGTTAATATAAGTTCTGTTATCTTCTTTATAGAAGCCTTTCTTAGCTGCCTTGATTCCGTCCGCCAGCCATTCTTTTTCCAGTTTAAGAAAAAGATACTTATCTTTATTTGAGAATGTTTTTACCATTTGATTTTCTCTCTTTGAATTGGTTAATGTTGATTTCTTTTTACAGAATTTATATTTGATTGTCAAGAAAATAATTATAAATTTATAATTTATTTTTTTCTTGACATGGAATAGATATATATTCTATATTCAATAAATAGAAAGGAGGCAGCAACATGACAGCAGGAACAATTAGAGAACTTGCGGAAGCCACTGGAAGATTCCCCGCATGGCTGTATAAAATCATGCCTGAGCTACTTGAGGCAGGCATAGTTGAAGAAAAAGGAATACGCACAAAATATATTCCTGATATGGAACAGGCTATTGATTATATTAATAGCAGAAAAGAAACGAGGGGAAGGCCGAAACAATGAGAAAAACTTATATAGTAACATATAAGATAATAGTGAAAGCAGAGAATGAGGCCGAAGCGGTCTATTTCGCTGGAATTAATCCAATTCATAATGATGTTAAAGATTTAATCATTGAGAAAAAACTTGATGTAAAAGTATACATTAAAGATACATCAACATAAGAGAAGGGGCAAAATAATGAGTAAAGTTTACAAAGTAGTATACGCAGCCTTTGTAAAGGCAGAGAATGAAGCTGACGCATTAATTTTCACTGGAATTAATCAACAAAAAACTGGGTCTATTATAAAGGATGTTATTGAGATTAAAGAAGTTAATCTTGAGGAGGAGTTGAAAAATGCCCAAAAGCAAATTATACAAAGTTGAAACTTTCACCCTTGTCCAAGCCGCATCTGAACAGGAAGCCAGGATAACTGCTGGCATTACAAATGATTATAATGTCGATGAGAGCAAGGTGGTTGAAATCACAAATATTAAGGACATTCCAGGGACATGGAGCATTACAGATATTCCTTATCATATGCCTGATGATAAAGATATGACAATATCAGATATTTTAAAGAGCTAAATAAATAGCCGGGTATTATTACCCGGCCTTTTTTATTTGTTACAAATGCAATCTTTATTAATAGCAAAAACCAAAACTCCATCCTTGAATTTTTTCTTTACTTTTACTATCTTAAATTTATATCCGTTTATATCTCTTATATTTTCTGTTACTATTTCAATTTTGCCATTTTCTATAATTTCTATATCTGATTTGTGATAAGTATCCTTTTTTTCCCAGGGGACTGACAAAACATCTTTTCCGATTATTTCCTGTGGCTCATAGCCAAGCAAGCCCGCAAAAGCCCTGTTTACAACTTTATATACACCATTTTTATCTTTTACAGCAAGGTAACAAGGTATTGAATCAATTAAGGATAGCATATAATGCTGCTGCTGATACAATTCATCTGTTAATTGTTCTCGTTGTGCTGTTTCAATTGCTAATATTTTAAGTATTTTACACATTTCTGCGTAATGATTCTCTAAATTTTTAGAGGCTTTTTCTACATCTGGAGCGATGGAAATTTTTTCTACTTGATAAAGATATTTACCTAAAAAAATAAAAACAATAACACTTGATACAAGTAGAAATAATGATATGAAGATATGTCTATCAGGGAAAAAATGTTCCCAAACAACTATAAAACCGGATGACAACATAAAGTAATTTATAAGAAAAAAAATACTTTTCCTTATCTTTTTGGGTATTCTATAAAATGATAATAAAATTTTTTTCATTTTTTAAAATTACCCCCACTTAAAAGATATATCACTCCTGCCGCGATGCCAGTCCACAGGATTTTAAATAACAAATCTAACCCAGGCCGGGTAGCAGCATTACTTAACTCAAGAACTTTTATTCTTGCTTTTAAATCTTTTATTTCTTCATTGCAAGATTCTTCATGTTTGGAAAATAATTCTCTTATATGTTTTTGTTCTTTACTACTTAATTCAAGCAGTAAAGCTATTTGCTTTTCAATTTCCTGCATGTTTTCCAGTTCCGCTTAATTTCTGAAATTAATAGCGTATCTCTGACACTTCCCCAATAAAAAAACCATTCTCCGCACTTTTTTAATGGCTTCAAATATGGGTCAATCTTTTTTTTATCATCTCTTTTTTTCCCTAACTGCCAGTCATTTTTCATTCTGTTTATTACTGCAAACTCGTGGCGTTCATCAGCCGTGAATGGAGCCAAATCTGTATTTATTACATGCTGAAACCAAGTCAAATGCTCCCATTGAAGTTCCGGTGCTAATTTTTCCCATACAGGCCATTCAAAACTATTAAGCTGATATATATCATTTTTTAGCTCGTAATTTAGAGTCCTTGTCTTTTCCCATATATTTGCGACAATAGCTATCAAAATTATCCTCTCTTTCCAAGTGCCTGAACAGGCACTCACTTGTGCCTTGATAAAAATACAAGTACCCCATTATAATGTAGTTTAAAAGCTTGCTCATGTCTGTAATGCCTAATGACTTTTGACATTTTTTAAGCAATTCTTTTACTGTCGGCGTAACATGCAATACAAGCCGTTCAGATTTATTTTCGTGTATAGCTTTTTCGGAGTAGTAAGTAGGCCGTTTTTTTATAGGCATTTAGATAATACACTTTTTTAAGATTAATTTATATGTGTCGTTTCAATAATATTAACATATAAAAAACATAATGGCAATAGGAGATTTTAACAATGGAAACCACAAATAATGAGGAGAAAAAAATGACTGATTCAGGATTTAGCACAAACGATGCAGTACTCTGGGGAGCTATGAATAACATGGGGCGTGGCGGATATGGCGGTACTTGGGGAGGCGGCGGATATGGCGGACATGCCCCTTTTGCCAGCCCCGGAAGCAATGCTGTACGGGTCAATCGCAATGCGGAAATTGCAAAACTCGGTATTGACAGGATTTCTGACCAAAATGAAGAAACCCGCCGGAATCTTGGCGAAGCTCGTGTAATGGACAATATTACAGGAGGCCATAATCGGATTTGCGAAAATCTGAACAACCAGGCTATTGCAAATCGTGATCTTATTTTTCAGCAGGAGCTTCGTACATCTGACAGAATGGCTGCTATTACTGCTCAAATGAATGATTTCCGTGCTGAGGCTGCAAAATGCTGTTGCGATACAAAGCTTGAAATTTGTAACGTAAAAGCGGAACTGGCAGCAGAGATCAAAGCTGTTGAGAGCCGGGGTATTGAACGTGATCTGAACCGTGCAGAAAGAGAGCTTCAGACTCAAAAGATTCTGACAACCTGCGGCTGTGGATGTGGTGGCGGAGTGCGACCCTGTCCTTCCTGAAATGGAGGCAACGGCGGGCTGAAAGTAACAATGTGTCATCGACCTGGAACACCGGCAGAGCAGACAATTGAAGTCCCTCTCTCTGCTGTTCCAGCACACTTGGCACATGGCGATCATTTCGGGCCATGTAAACCGCCTAAAGCAGAAGCACCAGCACCAGCACCAGCCGTTGAACCGGTAACGCCGGAAAATGAAGCACCGACACCGGAATCTATACCAGAACCAGAGATAGCACCTACACCTACACCGGAACCTGAGACAATTATTTAAGACAATAAGAAAAGCCGGGAATTATTACCCGGCTTTTCTTTAGCTCTTTGATATTATTATAAAAAATCTTTTCTCTTTAACTCTTCTTTAAACTCTGTAAAAGCTTCAATTTTTATCAAATTTACAGCATTTGTCAACTGGCAAGTTGAATACCTGGCTGGAAGCCTCAATGCTTCCATTGTTTTTGATTCAAGCCAAGCAATCAACTCATCTTTGTTTTCCAGAGCCTCGGCTTCTTTCCAGAGCTTAACTCTTTCCTCGAATTTTAAGATAAATTGGCAATTTCTGATTGCCAATGAAATGTTTATTCTTGAATCTTCAAGAAAGTTTTTCTTATATTCATGGAAAAGTTTCTCCGCTTTTTCTCTCTCTTTGATGATTTCTTTTTGCATGTGTTTTTCTCCTTGTTGTTTAAGCCCGACCGGAGCCGGGCTTGGTGATGGATTACTGATTAAAGGATGGAAATGCAGCCTTAAATTGCTTCTCAATATCTTCGTCAAACTTAATTTCAACGGGGGATACTTCTTGTGATGGCTCCCAAGTATCATAATATCCCTCGTACCAGTCTGCCCCGCACTTAGGACAGGTACACCATTTTTCCCCTTGATACTCGCCATTGCTTTTGCAACACGTCCAGCAAAAAACATGCCCGCATGTACACTTTTTTTCAGCGTACTCATGATTGTAATTATTTGTACAATTTTCTGTATTCATGTTTTTTCTCCTATTGAATTGGTTAATGATGAATCCTTTTTATAGGAACTTTGAATCATTGTCAATAACTTTTTTCAAAAAAATACAAAAAAATCATAAATAACTAAAATATAAAGGATATTTTTATGACAGATGAATCAAAATGCACTTGTAATGATGAATTTATAACAACTCCATGTCCTATCCATTCAGAAGAAAAATTAGGATATGGCAATAAGGATATTATCATTTCTGATGAACATTTAAAGATAAATCGCTTAGATACGTTTGTGGGATATAAATTTTTTTGTCCTGTATGCGGAATGGACTCTATTATGGAGTTTTTTAATTATTGCCCTAATTGCGGAAGTCATGTTATTGTGCGTTCTAAAATAGTAACTGAGGCCATTCGTAAATCTCAAAAAGGAGTTGAATAATGAAAGATTCCACATTTAAAACATACAATAATGTATACAATCAGATGTTTAAGACAAAGCAGCAATACTTGGCGCTGGCTCTGGCCTTTGATGCTGAATATTTACACGGATTCCATGATTTTGCTATGAATGAGAGTCGGGAGCGCTGGGATTATTCAGAAATGATAAGAGAACATGTTGCATTGTTCAGGCGTAAAATCCATATAACTGATTTGCCGGCCCCTGTTCAGGATTTCCCGGAAATGTCGCCGAAACAAGTTTTGGAGATCGGATTAAAATATGATAATGCAGTCTTGAGCGCTATCAACACAGCGATTGAAGCTGTCGAAACTGGGGAAATTACATTTATGACAAAGTTGCGGGATATTATGCAGTATCAAGTCAATGAAGTTCATGATTGTATTGCAAAGCTTGGTTTTCAGGGAGGGGATTTGTATACAGTCGATGAGGCATTAATAACCAAGTTTGGCGGATATGATTAGAACAAAAAGTAAGGCCGGGCGTATTCCCGGCCTTACTTTCATAGTTTCCAGGTTGGGTTATCCTTTAAAATCAAGTCCAATATATATTTAGAAATATTAGGCTTATTTTTTTTTAATCTTTCTTTTATCCTTTTCGGCAGGCTAATCTGTTGCTGAGTTCTTTTTAAATGTGTGGGCTTTGTCTGTACTCCGGCCTTGCGGCCTGCCCCTTTACGCTTACCGCCACGAGCCATGATTTTCTCCTTTTTGTTTTAGCCCGACCGGAGCCGGGCTTAGTGATGAAACATTGATTTTACAGAATTATCTTTTTAATTCCAAGATATGATAAATCGTTATTGACAGTTATGCCGGTTTTTTCGTTCCGACATTTGAAAAAATCTGGTTTTTTTTCAGCTTTTTCATAAAAAATTTTTGCTGACTGCTTCCCAATGAGTTTTTGGGAATAATCTACATCTTCGACCATTTTTGTGCTACCTATTAAGGCAGCGCTTTTATCTCTTACTTTATAGCTTTTCCGATATCCTGGAAAAAATGATAGATGTTTATCGCATTTATCTGTAACAGGCATAGATATTTTTTCTGTATATATCTTCCCGCAAAAAGAGCAGCTATCGAATTTATTCGCTTCTCTTGTTTCAAGATATTCAAGCCCTGAGATATTCGAATCGATATTACAGTTTTCACATGCGAAGGTGGCTCCGAACCACCCTTTTTTATAAATATTTATTTTAGCCATTTTTTTCTCCTATTGAATTGGTTAATGATGAATCCTTTTTATAGGAACTTTGAAACATTGTCAACAGCTTTTTTCAAGAAAAATACAAAAAAGCCTATTATTTTTATAACAGGCTTTTTTTATTACTTAATCAGTATCTTTTTTTTTAGGCTCCACCTTCAACTGAAAAAGCAATTTTAGAAATTGGAAATATATTTAAAGGCCCCCAGTCAATTTCTTCAATGGTATCCCCTAATTTTTCAGCAACCAGTTTCATTGCTTCATTTTTATTCTCAGCGATTGCAAATGCTAATCCTGAACTACAATCAGGGCTATACTCATCCCATACAAATAATTTAAGCATATCATTTTGTCTCCTGTTCTGTCCGGCTATCGAATAAAATCACTGGCGCAAAAGGATCGTTAATTTTTTTGTATTCTGCTAATAACTTTTTTAATTCAGGAAAAGATTCAATACAAAATGGTAACGCTCTGCTTTCACCAAAACCTAAATTTTCTATACATGTAACAATTTCATCAAGCAATTTGCTTTTATCTTCAAGCTTTTTGATTATTTCATCTGTTATTAATTCATGAACCATTTTCCAAAACCTGTTTTCTTTCCGGCTATCGATGCAATAGCCAGAATTTATTAATTAATAGATAAATCGAGAAAGAAACCATCCCTTTTTAGTATGGGGATTCTTTCTATTTGTTCCAAGCCTGTGTCCGACATGCCACTTCCCACAAAAATTGCAATGATAAACAGTGAGATTATCATTGCATCTCATGTTCATGAGAGCTTTTTTTGCAGCATAAAATGTGTCATGCTTTACTTTATTGCTGCATGTTTTCCGCCTCAACAGCCTTTTACTTGTCATTTTGATTCTCCCTTACTGTACCGGCTTGAGATTTCCCATGCTGAGAATAAATCAAGCTGTTTTTGAGGATTAAACTTAACAGCGCTCAAATGAGTGTGAATCGTTTCTAAGTCTTTTTGCATAGCTTCAATAATCTCTTGTTGTTCTTTGACCTTGTAGACGATTTCACGGGCTTTAAAGCCTATCCTTTGCTGATATAAATGGGACTCACAGCCTGAGAAAAACTCTTTTCTTTTGGGCAGACTTATCATTTTTTAAACTCCTCAATATCTTTGTATAATTCGTTAATAAATTCTTTCCTGTCTTCTACATCCCATTCCCAAAAGAAATCATATTTCCGGGAATAACAGCGATCTTTATCATGGGTTGTCTTTGCGAAAATCTTCCATAAGTCTTTCTTTTTCATTTCAAAAAACTCCTGTTTCACTTCATTGAAAAGTTGTTTTTCAAATGTTCTGAATTGGTTATGTCTCATATCAAGCTGGTCTTCCAGGTCATCTAAATCAACATCTTTGAAGTGTTTTTTATTAAAATAGATTTCTTCAATGTCTGCTGTAAGTCTCTTGATTTCCTTTATGATATAATCTCTTGCTGATTTTTTGAAGGCTCTGGAGAACTGGGCTTTGTCCATGTCTTTTCCTTCCTAAATTAAATCAAGCGCTGTGAAATAAATTTTTGATTTCAAATCATTAAATTCATTTAAAATCATGTCAATAATTTCATCTTCTTCAAATTCTTCTGCCAATTCTTCATGGAAAAGAGTTGAATCAATAAGTCGAATTTCGGATAACAGTCGCTTTAAAGCCTTTGCTTTAACTATTTTTTTTATCTCATTGTCTATACTCATGTCTTTTCCCTTCCTGTTTAAGCCGGGATACTTCCCGGCTATGTGGTTAAAATTTATGACGAAATTGAATCGATATAGCTAATTTCATCATAATCGAAAATCAAATCCGCTAAATTCTCTGGTATCTTTGAGTTTTCAAATTGGATTACAATAGAGTCAAACACATTTTGATCTTTAAATTTATGCAGATGTTCTAAGATTTCTGCTTTTGTTCCGGTAAAACTTTTACCAGAATAAAAGCAAACAAACAGTTGTTCGTGATATGGAATACATGAACTTAATGCCCATGTTTTTTCTTTTATTTTATTTGGAATGATGACATTAATACGTTTCGAGTCAATAATATTTGTAACAAGTCCAATTGCCCCTGAGTGCTTGTTTTTAACAATTGAACCAAGTCGAATTTTGTTGACATTGTAAGCCATTAGCGTGGGGCTGTTGTTATCGTAACCGCCAATTGATACAAATTCGATATTGTTCCAAATATCGAATTTTCTCTTGAACTTCTTACCTTTTTTATCTGTAAATATTATAAATTTTTTAGTGCGACCTGTTACTGTAAACGTTTCTGCATCTGATTTATACCCTCTGCATACATGGAATCTTCTAATCATTTCTTTCTCCTTTGTTTAAGCCCGGCCGGAGCCGAGCTTGGGATGGTGTTATGGATAACAAATTGGAATATTATACCTAATCTCTCTAAATTTTTCCAGGGCTTCTTGCTCTTCTATCGCATCGCCACTTAGAGAATTATTCTTGCTTCGATAGCAGCAGGTGTTCCCATTAAATGCAATAAAGAATATGTAACAATCTGAATCGTTTTCATACCAAGGAGCTTCTACTGAAAACATTTTCTTGCTTGATTTTTTCATTCCATCCTCAATTGAGGATATGTTAGCTTGAAAACCTTTCCCCATTGTTCCGTTATAAATCCACGCTTTCATGATTCCCCCCTTTATTTAAGCCCGACCGGAGCCGGGCTTGAGTTTCAATAATCTAATTTAATCCCCCCCAATACAGATGCAAGAGCAAGGAAGTCAATTGTTTCAGATGTTTTTAATATCTCAATTGCCCTTTCCTTTAATATTTCTTGTATCTCACGCCCCCCCTCATACCACCCAGGGATGGGTTTTAACCATTCCAATGCAGCGATATTAAAATAGTCGCTTTGGATGCCTTTGTTATATCCCCCATTTCTGAGAGACTCTAAACAGATGTTTTTCAGTTCTTCTGGAAAACATGAACGTTCTCCGCCAAATTTTTTTCTCAATTGTGTTGCCGGGTCTTTTATATATGTTGCGTTTTCGTTTAAAATTATTTTTATTGAGAAACCTTCTGTTACAGTCCCAGAAATCCATGCGTAAATGCACGGTGTCGATTCCAATGTTATCCGGATTTTAATTCTTTCATTCATAATCATAAAAATTCCCCTTTATTTAAGCCCGACCGGAGCCGGGCTTGATTAATGTTAGTATTCGCCCTCAATCTCTGATTCAATGGCACTTACCCAGTCAGAGATGCTTTCTTCCCGGTGCTGGGCATTGACTTCTTCTATAAAGTCCTCTTCTGAGGACCATTTATCATCTTCAGCGATGTCTGTATCCCCATCGCCCTTGATGTTCCATTCTAAGGAATCAGTCGCAATTATCCCCAATCCAATGAAGTATTCTCCGATTTGTGGCCGGTAGGCGTTCCCTGGGGGAGTTCCTACTGAGATTTCAATTCCCTTTGTTTCAGAGTCATAAAAGACTCTGGCTGTTGGTTCGAGATCATCTTTGCATGACTCAACGATTACGAAATTTGTATCTTTAAGTGCTGCTTCCAGTGCTGCTTTAATTTTTTCTCTCATAATTTTTTCTCCATGTTGAATTGGTTAATGATTCTCTTTTATAGGATTCAGGTTAGTCTGTCAAGAAAATAATTAGTAATTTATAATTTATTTTCTTGACTATCTGATTTATTAGATAAATTTGACTAACAGATATTTATACCCGTCAATCTCAATCACCCCTTCATGTACTTCTTCAGAAGTCAATGACCAGTCTCCCCTGCTCATGATTGCCCGGCCTTTTTGGGCTTCAGATACGATAAAGCTCTTTAAGTCTTCCATGTTGATTCCTTTCAAGTGTTTATACAATGTTGAAATTTCCAAAAAAGAAAAATCTTTTTTTGCCTGATTGTAAGCATCAACAATGGTTTCTCTGTTTGGTGTTGTCTTCACCTGGATTACTTTGTTTCCGTTCCATGTCTCTATATTGCCATTTATAATTACTGTGAAATTAATTTCATCGACATCAATAACTTTTCCGATTTTTTTGGTTTCTGTATTCATAACTTTCATTGTTTTCTCCCTGTTGAATTGGTTAATGTTAAGTAAGGTTATATATGAAAGTTGAAACATTGTCAATAACTTTTTTCAAAAAGAATATAAAAATGTAAAAGATTTTTTATTGACCGGCTTTTATGCCGGTCAACTTTAGGTTATTCATAGTAGCAAAAATTTCAATTCTTTTTTACAACGCCTGATGTTTGCAGCGTTGTTTGCCAACTCATATGCCGGAAAGCCTTCATATAGTCGGGCTTCAGAGAAGGACTTGACTTGATTTTCAGTCAATCCCAATTCAGCAATAGCCGCTCGTTTCTCATCTGATGAGATTGGTTTTCTGCAAATTTTGTTTACAGACTTTAAGAATTGCTGTCTTTCCTCCATTGCAGCAATTTTGTCTTGCATTTTAGGTATTGCATCCGGGTCATCTGATGATATTGACAGATTAGACCGGGCGTTCACGGTCTTAGAATCGTAGATAATATGGCTGCCTTCACTATACGGAATCACTTCAGCAGACTTCCTGTCCGCTTCATAAAGTTCTGATGACATGTCAGCGGCTTCAACTGATTTCAGTTTAAAATAATCAGCTTTGTCAGATTGTCTCTGTTCATATTTATTAAGTTCCATCAAGCCTGCATTTGTCTTGATTGTCAGGGGTGCTGGATTTTCTTCTATCAATGAAGATACCGCTTCTTGCTGTTCATCTGTCAGGCTGCCAACCAGTTCTTTGTATGTTTCAAGAATTTCCGTTTCTGATTCATTGATTTCCGGTTCTGCGGTGGATGTTTCAGGCGGTACGTTTAAGCTGTTTATTTCAGAAATTATCAAATCAGGATTATCATTAAGAAATTGTATACGTTCCGAGGTGTCCATTTGCTCAAACTGCCATAATGTTTCACATGTATACTCAATCGGAAACATATCTGTATCAATTTCGTAAACGCCGTCTATTATGCTAACGCCGTTATTGTCGGTTTTTGCTGTCTTATATCTCAAAATGTCATTTTTTGAGATATTGTGATAATTCAGATCGTTAAAATTTTGACCGAAACTTGTAAACTCAAGAGTAAACTCCCCTGGTTTCCAATATCCTATTATATCAGGTTCACCGTCCAGTTTGACTGCGATAAAATGCCTTTGTTCATTCCCACCGATTATAAAGTTATATCCTGGAAATCTGTTTTCAATGAGATTGAGAGCATGACTGCCAATAATTGTGATTTCAGTTTCATGCGGTTTTGACTCAATAATCATGGGGGGGTAAAAATTTTCCAGTTCAGGAGTTTCAATGATTTCTGTTGTTTCTTCTGTTATTTCTTCTGTCATCCAGTCTGGTTTTAAAACTTTTGTGTCGGTAGCGAAAAGTACAGGACACATTGAATAATGACCTGCTGGAAAACAATATTCAGCATCATCTCTATCCTTATGAATTTTCACTCTTTTTTCTTCGCCTCGTTCATTCTGTAATGTTACGAAACATTTAGTCGTTTTTATTACTGTGTATTTAAAAATACAATTGTGATCGCAAGCTGAACTGGTAAAGTATGTTTTTCCGATTTCAAATTTTGTCATGATTGTTTTCTCCTTGTGAATTGGTTAATGTTGAGTAAGGTTATATAGGATTCAGTTTAATCTGTCAAGAAAATAATTAGTAATTTATAATTTATTTTGTTTGAGTAATAAGAACCTGTAAAACTTCGCCATTCTGCATTACTAATCCTGCATCAGCCTTTATAATCCCGTCATGCGGAATATATCCGTAGCGGGTTAAGTCTTCATCTTTCCATATCGGCCTAAAAACTTCTTTTGTTACCAGCATGCTGCAAACATGATGCCGGATAACCAGCATTGGTTCACCTTCTTTATTTACATAGTGCCATGCTGCGTGGCAGGCTGCGGTAAAATTACCTGTATTACTTCTCCATTCTTTTATTTTTGCTTTTCTTTTCTTATCTACATCACCAATTTTATTTATTATTTCAATATTAAAGTTTCCAAAATTTTCTTTTTCTTCCTTTGCCATTTTCAGACACATGGCCCAAGAAATTTCCATTACTTTACAGTTGTATTTTTTTGCTGCTTCTCTTCTGATTTTCCATGCTTTCTTAATTAATACTGATGTGAATTTCATTGTTTTTTCCTGTGAATTGGTTAATGTTGAGTAGTCTTATACAGGAGGCTTGAAATAATGTCAATAGCTTTTTTCAAAAAGAATATAAAAAAAGCCCGTTATTTTTATAACGGGCTTTTTTTATTACTTAATCAGTAGCTTTTTTTTTACAAATTACCTTCTTGAAAAACAAGGCCGGGCTTTGTTGCGTCTATTTCTTCAATATAATATTCAATCTCAGAGAGAATATCTTCTAATTCCGCTATTTTTAGAGCGGCAGTCTCATTCTCTGCGGTTATGATATAAACTTGTTGCCTGTTCCAATGATGAACTACCAAAGCAAAAATTTTCATAATATTTCACTCCCACATATAACGTAAATGTTTATATGGCATTATCCAGAAATGACGATCAAGGATTTCACGGCATAAGCTAATCAAAAGTTCATAATCTTCTTTATTTTCAAAATTAAATGGCTGCCAATCTGAAGACTCAATAATTATTAAAAAGAGTCTGCATTCAAGCTTGTTGTATATCCATTCTATATTGCCATACTTTGAAAATGCTGTTACTTCTTCAGAACAACCGTAAGATGTTAATGTATGATTTAAAAATTCATTACAATCATCACAAAAAGTAGTTGAATCGCTTTCATATCCAAAACCCTCCATTAAATAAAATGTTTCATCAGGAAAAGTTTTTTCTAACATCTGTATCTTTTTTATTACACAATCTTTGCAATAATTTAAGCCTTGATCTACATCCCCACCAGCAAGCCAATAGTCATCAAGCAAACGTTCACCTTGACTGTTTAAATACCATTCCAACCTGCTTTTTTCAAGTTCTGACAATTCACATTTCATATTACCTCCGCAATCTTATCGATGGCTCTGCCGTAAGCTTCAGCCAGAGCTTCAATGTTATCCTGAGCTGTCTTTAAATCTTTGTTATTGTCGATAAAAAAAGATTCTGCAATAACGCATGGGGCTTTTGTATGCTTCAGAAGATAACCGCCCCTGTCTTTTTCAGTTTTGGGCTTGATTCCCCTGTCAGCAAGCCCCAAGCAGTTTACAATTTCATTTTGCAGAATTTCAGCCATTTGACGGCCTTTTTCAGAGCCATGATAATATAGCATTTCCGTCCCGGATGCCTTTTTATTGAAGGCATTACAATGCAATTCAATGATAAAATCCGGCCTCATTCTATTTGCTTCCAATGGAAGTGATTTATATGATGTCCGGTAATACGGACGAATACAATTATTTGACGGTGTTCTCCATGCCAGATTATCATTAAATTCAAACTCCGATATACCTGAATTTGAGTTTATGGCCCCGGGTGATTTTTCTGTATGTCCAATTATCAATAAACATTTCTTCATTTTGTCTCCTTCCATTTTAAGAATTTTTGTTTAGTATTTTCAGCCTTTATATAAACTTTCAATACTTGCTTAATAAATCTTTTTATACCGACTGAGCCAGCTAACTCAGTCAATTTTTTATGATCTTTGTCTGCAATTTCAAGTATTACCTTTTTGATTTCTTAACTCCTTCCCAGTTTTGGATTTCAAGTATTTTCCCCAGTTGAATTGCATAGCAGTCTTTTATCTTTATGCCTTTAAATTCAACACTCATGAACGGCCTGTCCTTGCCGTATCCGTTCCGAAAATGGATAATGTCATAGTCTCTATCTTTAAGCCTAGAATCCCAATACGGCTTAATCTCTCTGTATTCTTCAGTTTTTTGACCTGTTGCAATTAGATCAAACCATTTCCGATGTAATGTCAGGTGTAAAATTTTCATTATCTCTCCTGTTCAGTGTAAATTTTCCCATCTGATTCTTTTATCATAGAAGCTTCTTCTTTATTCCACAAGTAACCTGTAAGGATGTCTATTATTTCATCCCTTTCTTTTGAACACATAAGAGACAGAATATTAACGGCGTTAAAGACAATTGTATATTCATTTTTTTGTGATCTCATTTTTTCTCCAATCTATTACAATACATTAACCTGTTATTCTTTCTGATTCTTTTGTTTTTCGCATATGAAAGTTTAATTTTGGGCTGCTTTACCGGATAGCCAGCCGGAGGTATTGAACTTGGTTTATGTTTAGAAAATATTGGTTTTTCCATATCTTCTAATATTTCAATAGTTTCGCTGAAAGATTTTAAATACCAAAAATCTTCTTCTGTAAAATATTCATATTTTTTCATACCACTCCACCTAAATCGCTGAAACTACGCATTTTATTTTTTCTATCGGAACATTACCTTCATTCCAATAAGCATCACCGAACTGATTATGATGATCTGGTAATTTATGCGGGTTCCCGGCTTCGATTTCATAGATAATTTTCCGGCCTGTTTTCATACTCCAAAACATGGCAGCTTGCAGTGTTGTGAACCCCCGCACTGGGGATTTAATAAAGCCGACCTGCTGGTATCTTTTGGCTTTTTTTGGGGTTGTGGCGTGATATAGTTTCATATCTTTTCCCTGAATATTTGAGTGCATATCTAAGCGACTCCGATACGTTTAGAGATAGGCCGGAGACGCTCAAATTCAGTCTTTGTATGTCTTGATATATAGCCAGTCCTTAAACCTATTTAACGCATATATCAATAAAGATTTTATCTGTACCTGGAAATTCATTCATACAAGAAATAATAAAAGGTGTATAATCATACTTATTTGCATGAAATATTTTTCAAGATCAAGCTCGTGGGCTGTGGATATTATCATAAAAAAACTTTTTAGAGCAATATAGGAAAAGGTTTGTACAGATTCCACAATTGAACACCCTTCCGCAATAATCACATTTACTCTTCTCTATTTTTTTTATAATTTCCTTAACAGATAATTCTTTCATTCTGCCTCCAATATTGTTTTTTTCAATATCCATATCTGACAATATTTTATTGAATAGGTCTTTTGCTTTACTCATTTCTTATTAGCTTCATACCAAGCTTTGCTTCGTGCTTTTATCTTATCCTTATTAGCCTCATAGTAAGTTTTTGCTTTATCCTTATTAGCCTCATAGTAAGTTTTTGCTTTATCCTTATTAGCCTCATAATAAGCTTTTGCTTTATCCTTATTAGCCTCATAATAAGCTTTTGCTTTATCCTTATTAGCCTCATAATAAGCTTTCTTCCGTGCTTTTATCTTATCCTTATTAGCCTCATAGTAAGTTTTTGCTTTATCCTTATTAGCTTCATAGTAAGTTTTTGCTTTATCCTTATTAGCCTCATAATAAGCTTTATTGTAAGCTTTTGCTTTATCCTTATTAGCCTCATAATAAGCTTTTGCTTTATCCTTATTAGCCTCATAATAAGCTTTCTTCCGTGCTTTTATCTTATCCTTATTAGCCTCATAATAAGCTTTGTTTTTTGCTTTGCGTTCTTCTGGTGTCATGATCTTTATCTTTCTTATTAAGCGTAACAGATACGAGCTATCTGATTAATGACAGACTTTCAGCAGCACTGGTTATGCCGGTATATATCATATTGATATGGATTCTCTGAGCTTTTATGACTTGTTACAGCTTTGCAAGCTTATAAACTGTTTGATTGTCAGCATATTATCATATTTTTTTCTGTTCTTCTTTGTTTTTATATATTCCTTCTGTTTGCCGGGTCTATGTTTTCTTATAAAATCAGGTGCGAAAGTTTCTTTAAAAAAAATATCTGGAATTATTTTATATATATATATTCCATACTTATCATAAACCCATTTTTGATTTATAATAAAATCTCTTCCATCTCCATTTCTTGTATAAGAACCTTTTATATCTACAAAAATATTTGTAGTATCAGGATGAAATACAGTATTAAATAAATGAGTATTTAATTTAAAATTCCAGTCTGCTGTGTAATGATGGCTTGATAAAAGTACTCTTTTTATTGTTTTTTCTTTTTCTTCTTGTCGAACTTTAGTTTTATATTTTTTGATGATAGAAATAAATTGTTTATCTGATAACAAAAATGATTCAGGCTGATAAATTGAATTTGAAATCAGATCGGCCTGCTCGCATTCTTTAAGCCAATGAAAGAATACTAACTCCTCAAAAGAGGAGTAATTATGAGTTAAAATTTTTGCCATTTATAGCTTTCCTTTGTCTGTTTTATGCCGGGAATTATTCCCGGCATTGATTATTTAAAATGGTTGTTTTTCTGTTTCTGCTGTTTCTGCTGTATCAACTATAAATTCAGACTCAAATTTGTCTAAATTCTTATTAATAAAATTAATGGTACGTGGCAACAAGCAATACCAGTGCCCAATTTCATCAAAATTTACAGGTGTTGCGAATTCTGGCATTTTCTGCTTTATAAATTCTGTTAATCCAGGAGTACGCTGCTCTCTCTTTCCCAGATCAACAAATAATTTATGATGTTCTGTCAGTTCGGTGAGAAAATCAGCCCACATTGGAACATGCTGAACCTGAATCAATTTTGTTGACTCCACCCGGAACGGAAAAAATTTGTCTTTGCCTTTTGGATGCCTGCTGAAATTCTGCATAGCGATTTTTACGCCGTCTCTATCATAACCGCGCTCTGAAACCTGAGCATGAATTTTTTTCAGCAGTTTGCGCTCCGGATCGTCTCCGATTAAATCTGTTTTGGCTCCTGTATATTGTGCTGGTGATTGTTCCGGCTGTTGCTGTTTTTCTGTATCAGGCTGTTGACTTGCTGTAACAAAATTCAATTCCCCTGAAGGCATGGCATCAGTCTGTGTAACAATTTCATTATCAGTTTTTTCAGGATAAAATTCTTCTGAATTTTCAGGATAAAATTCTTCTGAAAAATCCTGAGAATCATCAACAGTAGAATCAAAAGCGATTGATTTTATTTGAGATAATGCAAGCTCTTTGACTTGTCCGAATTGCTGTGAACGAAATTCAATGGATTGCGCCTGTTTAAATGCCAAAGTCTGTAATTCATCAACTGAGCCTTTAAAAACTATCGAAACAACCGGAATTGTGGTTTGCCCTCCATTCGGTATTGTAATGGCCTGGGGTACAAGCATCAGGTATAATGGAAGAAATGCAAGATTTCCACCTGTAAAATTTTGCAAGAAATATAGACTGCCCATAATGGAGCTGATTGTCCTGAAAGATGTTGTACGAAATCTGAAACAGCCTCCAATGTATTCTGCCTGATCTATCAAAAAAGTCAGGCAGCCATTCGGTTTGCATTTTCTTGCCCCGCTTGAATTTGGATTGAGCAAATGACATGTGCATTTTACTTTCTCACGTTTTCCGGATTGCTGGTTCAGACTCAAACCCATATGCCCGTCTCCTTCACATTGACATTGAGAGCCATTGTAATAAGCATACCGGGTATAAAAGATTAAGTCCATATCCTGCTCAGACTGGCAATTATGCAAGAGCCTGATAGGGATTCCAATTATATTCCCGTCTTTATTCAATAAAGCCGGTCTTTTTTGATCTGCTTTGAGTTTTTCAATCAAATCAGTATCAAGGATAAAATTGTCATCTGAACCACGCTCGGTTTTTGTGATTAAAAAATGGTCTGTTTTTTGCGGAAGCCGGAATTCTTTTCCGGCTTTGCTTTTCCGCTTTTCGCCTTTGAAACCGACTTTTACAGAGCCTGTATGCAACAGTTGTGGTGTAAAATTCTTAATCATAATAGATAATTCCTTTCTGTGTTTTTGTATTGCCTTCAATCCATGTTGCCCATGATGGGAGTGTAATATATTCCGTTTTTTCTGAATATCCGGGCCATTCATCAGCAGTCAGGCATTTTCCGTATAAATCCAAATATTGCTGGTATTGTTGCCGTGCGGATTCTATATCAGCGGAATGGAGTCTGTAAACAGCAACTCCAATTTCAGGATTCTGTTCTGGTAATTTTTTTTCTACTGCGATAAACCTGAAATCGTTGAATTTTATCCCAGGGTTCGCTTCTGTCAATACATCCAGATAAAATGCGGCGCTCCAATGATATTTAAAATTCCCTATTGATTTTGAAAAGCCTTCCATAGATGCGTCAGAAGTGCTTTTTAAATCGATGCAGGTAAAGCCTGTATCAGTCGGTTTCAAGTAGTCAGGGCGGCATTTCTTCCAGAATCCGCGCCAGTCTTTTGAAAAAACGGAATGTTCTGCGTATCCATTTGACACCAATCGTGCGGCTTCAGGATGATTCATGACGGCCTGCTGCATTCTGCTAATCGTATCAAAATCTCTCTGACGTACAGGCAATTTCCCGGATTCAAGAGGGAGCTTTGTTTTTTTCCCGTCTTCTATCACTTCATATTGTTCGCCAAATTTTTTCGGTTCCAGTACTAATGTATGAAATAAAGTGCCTATTTGAAGAACTGATAAGCGGTTAAAATTCCACTCCGGTTCAGGTTCGGTAAATGTTTGAAATGCTTTTGCAGGGCTGCTGTCTGCCAGTTTTTTGAGTGTAGAAGATGACAGAATATATCTGTCTTCTGGGTCCCTAACATCTCTATGATAAACATGATTTGACATATCAGGAATAATACCGGGTTTGTCTATTTTCATGATGATAATCCTTTCTAATCATGTGAGCGCTCATTATAGACGCTTTGTAAGACAGGATATAATTCTGTTTGTAGTTCAATTTCAAAATTTTTTACAAGCTTATGAAAACTTTCTACAAATTCAGATTGTTCCTTTGTCAGTTTATCTCTGTCAATTGCCAAGACTGAATTGGGGGCTGTTGTGCGTTCTGCATCCCAGAGAACTTGAGCTATTTTTTCAAATAAATCATAGATTTCTTTTAGATTTGGCCTTTTCGTTTCTCCCATGATCCCCTCCTTATTTTCTTATTAAATCACCTGTCATAAGAGAGTGCCATTCCTCATGGCATTCTCTGCACAATAAACTTTTCGGCCATTCATCAGCATCCTTAAAAAATTTATGCGGTGCCCAGTGGTGTTCTTCAACGTGAGTATGTTTATTGCATCTCTGACATATGCCTAAATTTGGCTGATAAATTTTTCCAGGTTCACTATTCAATATTTCTTCAGGAACATTTTTCTTTTTTACAAAAAATGTTGTTCTCTTCCCGCAAAATGAGCAGGCATAAGGGAATCTTGATCTTTCATTGCTATCAATGATTTTAACTATTTTCCATTTCGGGCCTTGTCCGCAATATTGGCAAGGCTTCATTAAATCTTTTCTTAACATTTAATTTACATCTCCATTTGATCTGAAATTTAAAAGATGGTTTCTTATAAAAAATCTGTGTATGCTTGTCAAGCATTTTTTTGACTGTGTGTTAATTTTTTTTGATATGTAGTTAAAAAATATCTTGACTTGTTAATTATATATATTTATAAAAGGACAAGAAAGAGAGGTTTTATGCAGAAAAGAATTTTAAGATTGTCTGAAATAAGGAAATTAGTCGATAAAAAAATTATCAACATGAAGTTTTTATCAAGAGAAACAGGTATTTCATATAATAATATCTGGACAGCGTTGAAGCGAAATAAAAATCCGTCCTATACTGTAATTGAAAAAATTTCAGATTGCATTGATAAAAATTTCAGGGAGAGAATATGAATCCATCTTTTAAAAATAAAGTATTAGATTGTTTAAAAAACAGTCAATTTTGGACTCAAAAGACAAAAGACAATGGCAGTAAAATTTCGGGATTAACTTGTCCTGAGTGCGGAAAAAATGAAGCGTGGGCGTATAGCAAAAGCCCTATGGCTATATTTTGCAGCAGGGGAAATAAATGCTACGCAAAAACACTGACTTTATCCCTGTTCCCGGAAATCAGACAGAACGTAGAGAGGGATTATCCAGCTACAAAAACAGAACCCCATAAACCAGCACTTCATTATTTACAATCCAGAGGGCTTAATAAGAGTCTGGAAGGGCTTGACTTCCAATATTGGAAAAAAACCCGCAAGGGCTGCGGTGGCGCTGTCATGTTCCCTGTTTCTAAAGATGTTTGGAATGGCCGTTTATTTAACCCAAACGGAAGCGGGAAAAGCCATACAAAAGGGGCGTATGGCGGAATATTCTGGAAGCATCCGGGAATACAGTATGATTCCGATAAAAAAACGTATGTTACTGAGGGGATTCTTGACGCACTTTCCTTTATAGAGATGGGATTTCAGGCAATTGCGATTATTTCAGCAGGGCAGACACCTGAAAATATAAAGCTGATTGAGTTTCATAACGTATGGTTAGCTTTTGATAACGATAACGCAGGTATAAACGCCCTGAAAAAATGGAAAGATAAATTTCCGGGATACAAGGCTATTCTGCCGGACAAGGGGCAGGATTGGAATGATTTTCTTGCATTGAATGATGACAAAGCATCTGAAATTTTTAAGAAAAAGAGTGGGAAATTTCAATTCAATGCAGAGCTGGCATTATCCAAGACTGCCCTTGAATACACAGAAAAGTTTTATGGATTTCATAAATTTCTGCCTGGATTATTTCAATTCAATGGCTGTTACTGGATGGCAGGTATTAAGCAAAAGAAAGATGATGTAGAGATTAACGTTTATAAATGTTCTGATTTCATCATGAAACCGCTTTATAAGCGATTGTTTATGGAATCTAAACAAACTGCTGAATATAGTTATTACCTACGGGTAACTCCAAAAAATGAGAAATCCGTTGATATAACTATATCCGGTAAGGATTTGGCAGTTTTAAATAATACAAGACAAGTTTTTGGATTCAGGGCCGGGGTTTCATGGGTGGGAGATAATGAAGCCTTGACAAAATTACAGGAAAAAATCAGGCGCGCAAAGATTCAGGAAATCAAAATTGTTGATAATGTAGGATATAATGACGGTTGTTATATCCATTCCCATTTTATGATTGATGAGCGTGGAAATTTTCATTTACCGGATAAAATCGGAATAATCAAAAGTTTTGAACCGTTTGAAGCTGAGGACGCATTAAAGCCACTTTCTGAACCTGTTTTAAATGCTCAAAAAGTGCAAAATATGATTTACAAAGCATGGGGAAATCAAGGTCTTGTGGCTATGGCTTGGACAGTTGCTTCGTGGTTCCGGTCTCAGATTCTTGAATCAGCCGGTTTTTTTCCGTTTTTATCGTTATATGGCGACCCCCAAACCGGCAAAAGTAACTTGATAAAGCTTTTACAGCATTGTCAGGGGTTCAGAAATGAAGGACATGGACTAAAAAAGGCTGATACAATCAAATTTATTGCTCGGTCTATCGCTCAAAGAAGCAATCTGTTTTATGCAATTCTGGAAGAACAGGGAAAACATGATAGTAAATTTGATTATCCAGGTATTATCCTGACTGGATATAATGGGAGCAGTATTCAGGGCCGTGCAGCTTTTTCAAATAATAACAAAACTCAATCCAGCCCGCTTGAGTGCGGAATAGTTTTTGTACAAAATTTTGAGCCATTCACAACCCAACAGGAAAAAGAAAGAGTTTTTTCTGTTCCATTCCGGATATCCCAGCTTTCAGAACAATCCTTTACAGCATTCAGGGAGCTTTTAAAGTATCAACCTGCTGCATTTTTACAGGTTTTTATAGATGTCATGTTAAATAAGCAGGTTATTGAATCTGACTGGTTTGAAAGATTTAATATTCTAAGAGATGAGTTTATTCAGACTCTCCATGACAACCGACTTGCTGAAGTATCGGCTATACTTATGACTTTTCATAATATTCTTTGTGCTATTACCGGCAATAATTTTGATATTAAGGATTACATATTACAGCTTACAAGAGAAAAGCAGGTGAATAAATCAAATGATTTGCCAGAAGCGGATATGATCCTTGATTATATTTATACAAATGCAGAAAAAGATTTAAGTCAATTTGTAAAAATTGACTTACAAAACAGTCTTTTATGCTTCCACTGGGTTTCAGTGAAACAGCATGTTGAATCTTTCAGAGGGTTAAAACAGAGTGAAATTGTTAAGCAATTCAAGCGGCATGAGGCTTTCAACGCATGTAATAAAACTGTTAGATATGGCGATAATACATATAAATCATATGTATTTGATATTGAAAAAATGTCATGTGCTGTGAATTCTGGCTCTAACAATTGCTTTAATTGTGAATGGATTTACAGGGAAAATGGGATATTTACATGCCTAAAACACAATGGATCATCCATTGAATCAGTGGTAGATTGTCAGCATTTTGAGCAATCATAATCTAAGTCGTTGTAAATATTCACTTGTTACCTTTTTGTTACCTTTTTTTGAATAGGTAACAAAAAGGTAACACTCTAAGCTGTTAAAAATATTACATTGTTACCTTGTTACCTATGTTACCTGATATATGTATGTATATATGTGCGAGCCTATATGTTTTTATTTATATATGTAGTGAAAAATCAGGTAACATAGGTAACAAGGTAACAATGTAATATTTTTAACAGCTTAGAGTGTTACCTTTTGTTACCTTTTTTGAAAAAGGTAACATTTTTAAAAGGCAATTTTTAGAGAAAGGAATCTATTTTATGAATGAAATAGAGGGAGTTATACAGCAAATCAGGGGGCCATACGGAAAAGGTAACAACTGGTTTATCATGACATTGAAAGATGGACAAATGGTAACAGGCTGCAAACCCAGTCATATTGCAATTGGTGATAATTGCAAATTTACAGGAAATTATAAAGAGAGCAAATACGGTCAGCAGTTTGCAGCTTCACAATTCAGCGTGTCTATGCCTAAAGATATGGCCGGGATTCTGGAATATTTAAAAAGACACATGCCTGGAATCGGAAATAAAACTGGTAGAGCGATTGTTCAGCATTTCAGAGAAAATATATTTTCCATTCTGGATAATGAACCTGAACGACTTGCAGAAATCAGGGGAATATCACAGAAAAAGGCCGAAAAAATAGCGGAAGTATACAAAGAGATAAAAGCCAGGCAAGATATGGATATATTTTATGCTGAAAATGGTATTACTGCAAATTTGAGAGCAAGATTTGTTGATGCTTTAGGTGATGATGACAGTTTTATTATCAGACAAATTAAAAAGAATCCATACGGGCTTATTGAAAGAGTAGACGGATTCGGATTTATGACTGCTGACAGAATATTTCTGTCAATCAATAATACTGATATGGAAAATTCTTACCGGATTAATGCAGGTATTTCGCACACATTGAGAGACGCTGAAAATCAAGGACATTGTTATTTACTGGAAGCTGAACTTTTTAAGAAGGCAAGCAAATTATTATCAGTCTCAATAGAATCTGTCATTGAAGCGTTTAAAGCTGATAGATTTGAAATTGAAGGTAATAGAGTTTACAATGATGATTTGTATTTTGCTGAAAAATCTGTATCTGAGAAGCTTAAACAGATGCTTTCTTGTCATAATTATATGGAAATTAATGATATATCACAGAAAGATTTTTTAGATTTATCGCCAGACCAGCAACAGGCTTTCCGATTTGCCACTAAAAATAAAGTCTGCATTATTACGGGCGGGCCTGGAACTGGCAAAACTCATATGCTTAAAATGTTATTGCAAGCCTTTTCTGAATTAGAAGTGGCGTTAGCAAGTCCGACCGGGAAAGCAGCAAAGAGGATGCAGGAGAGTACAGGGAAGCAGGCTTTTACTATTCATAGGCTTTTAAAATACAGACCATTTGAAGGATTTCAGCATAATGAAAAGAATCAACTTGAATATGATGTTGTTATTATAGATGAAAGCAGTATGATTGATATCCGGCTTTTTTCAGCTTTATTAAAAGCTATACCGATAGATAGCCGGGTTGTCATTGTAGGAGATGCCGATCAGTTGCCAAGTGTGGGGCCGGGGCGGTGTCTTGCTGATATGATTAAGGCCAGGGTTCCTACTGCAATGTTGACAACATTACATAGACAGGAATCAGGATCATTGATTGATTTAAATGCTCAAAAGATTAATAACGGGCAAGGTATTCGAGGAGGCAATATAAAATCAGATTTTATATTCTGTATTGAAGAAGACCCGGAAACACTGGCAGACAGAATTGTAAAAGCCTGTAAATATTACATTGATGACAATCCGCAGGTACTTTGCCCACAAAAAAAGGGGGTTATCGGAGTTTTTAATCTTAATGAACGGCTGCGTAATGAGGTTTTTAACCCGGATGGTGAACCGGTTCCAGGAACTTTTTTCAGGCTTGGTGATAGGGTTATTCAGCTTCGGAATAATTATAATCTGGAAATCTTTAATGGTGATATTGGAATAATCACAGGTATACATGAAGATAAGGACAAGCAGGTATTTATCAAAATCGAGTTTGACACTGGGCCGGTTTTATATCCGAAACATATGATTGACGACTTACAACTTGCATACGCATTGACAATCCACAAGAGCCAAGGCAGTGAATTTCATACTATAATTATGCCGGTACACACTCAAAATTATATTATGTTAAAGCGTCAATTGCTTTATACCGGTATCACACGAGGCAAAAAGCGTGTTGTGTTAATTGGGACTGAGAAAGCCGTAAATCTGGCTATTAAAATGCCCGATACTTCGGTTAGATATTCAGCTTTGGCTGAAAGAATTAAAAAAGAAAGGAAAATAGATTAATGGCAGGAATGTTAAAAGGCATTATTATTGGCAATCTTGGAGGCAATCCAGAACTTAAATACGGACAAGACGGGCTTGCACGGTGTCATTTCTCTGTTGCTTGCAATGAAAAAGTTAAGGGTGAAGACAGAACGGAATGGATACGGGTTACGGTATTCGGTAAACTGGCAGAAATATGCAGCCAATATCTTTTTAAAGGTAAACAGGTTTATCTTGAAGGCAGGCTTCAGACAAATACATGGGAAGATCAACAGGGGCAGTCCAGGTTTTCACTGGAAATGGTTGCAAATAATATGGTAATGCTTGGGACAAAAGCGGATAATGGACAGGGCGGCGGTTATCAAGGCCGGCAGGGAGGCTACCAGCAGAATTCGTATAACCAGCCGCAGCAGGGAGGAAGCGGTTATCAGCCTACCCCACCCATACCGCAGGGACACCAGCAGTTACCGGAACAGCCTCCGGTTGATAATGATGATATTCCATTTTAGATTTATTGATAAATGGCTTAACATATCATCATAAAATTTACATCATTTTTATACTTGACACATAAAAATGATGTTGCTATAAAGAAAATACTTTCAGGGATAGATTTCGGGTAGCTCCCGGAATTGATAAGCCGGTATTCACGAACCGGCTTCCCTTAAAAACCTCACTCGTGAAATCTTTACTCTTTACGTGAAAGGAGCTTTTATGAAAACCGAAGTTATTATGTATCGGCCTTTTCTTACTTTTCAAGTTCGGCAAATGTCAAAATGTGAATTTTTGAATTGCAATGATGCACTTAAGGCTGTCAATGTTATTCGAATTGCTAATGGAAAAAGTGAAAAACGCCTTGATAAGTTTTTTGAAAATGACCATTCAGAATATTTAGAGGCTCTTTGTAAGTATTTGAATCAAGACAATATTTTAATTCCCCAGAAAAATGGGGAATTAAAACCTACTGATTTAATTATAGTAAAAAAGGGTCGCTATGGCGGGACTTGGTTGCATCCGTATTACTATACGAAATTTGCCAGATGGCTTTCTCCTGAATTTGAGGCTGCTGTTGATATATGGATAACAGATAACTTGCTCATGTTTCGGAATAATGGCGGCGATTCTTTTAAATTTCTAAATCGTATTCTTGATTCAAAATTTGAGATTGGTTCAAAATATTGGGAATATGCAAAGGTCGCAAAGTTTGTGCAAATTACAGTTTTTGGACATGAAGGGAATGATCTTTGGAACTTTGCAAATCAGGAACAACTTGCAAAAAGAGAACGCATTTTAATTGAAATCGAAGCCGCTGCAAAGTATGGTAATTTTTCAAGCCTTGATGATCTTCTTGATTCTGTGGAAATCTCAATAAATAAATAACCGGATGCAAGCCGGAATAATATCCGGGGTGCAGTTCAAAAGGATATAAAAAATGGAAAATAATGTCTTTGTTGTAGATGGCCTAACAAATAAATTTTTTTTATCGGTAGATTGTTTTTTATGTTTCATTAATCCTATAATGCAAGACACGGAAAAACTTGCAAGAACGGCGCACATTCCACAATTTAAATGGGAAGATGAAAAAGACTCTTTTATCCCCCTTGATATAGCTGAACGAGAAATAAAGGAAGAGTTAAAACATTGTGATACAAATTTTCAGGATTTATTTTATGAAATTTTAAATATTTTTAATGAAATGAGAGATACATGTGAATTTAGTTTAAAGGGAAATTATTCTTATGTGTCCGCTCTTTTAAAGGCTTATCCAGATTTCAAAAATCATAAAATGTATAAAAAATATTATACTAAACTTTAATTGTTCTACGTGGAACATTTCAGGGATAGATTTCGGGTAGCTCCCGGAATTGATAAGCCGGTATTCACGAACCGGCTTCCCTGGAATCCTTCTTATCGTGAATCTCTATAACTCTTTACGTGAAAGGAGTCCAAAAAATGATTGATCTTCTTAAAGAATCGGTAGATAAATTTAATTCATTCAGACAAGAAAATCCTGAGATAAAAATTGACTTTCAGGGGGTAGATTTACAGGGTATGAATCTCCAGAATGTTGACCTGCAGGGTGCGAATCTCCAGAATGTTGACCTGCGATATACAGACCTTCAGAATGCGAAGCTCGAAAATGCTGATCTCCGATGTACATCTCTTAGATATGCAGACATTCAGAGGGCAAACCTTAGATATGCTAAGCTCTCTGATGCTGACCTTCGTGGTGCTGACCTCAGTCATACTATTCTTCTAAGGGCAGACATTAGAGATGCGGATCTCCGGTATGTTGATCTCCATAATGCTGATCTCAGTCATGCAGACATCAGGGGAGCCGTTTTAGATTTCTCTTGCATCCCTTTATCCTGCAAAACAACTGGGATAATCGTTGATGACAGATTTATTGCTCAACAGTTATTTTATTTAACACGGCAAAATACAAAATATTGTTCCGGTGGGGTTCAAGAAGCCATTGAACATATAAAAGATATGGCGGTCTCTGATTTGTTTTGCGAATACCGTAATGATATTTCTCGATTATAAAAATTGTTCCACGTAGAACATTTCAGGGATAGATTTCGGGTAGCTCCCGGAATTGATAAGCCGGATTAATGCACCGGCTTCCCTGATATCTCTCACCATGAGGGGTTATGAACTTCATGAGTTGCCAAAAACATTAAGGGGAAATATTCATAATGAAATGGTATCAGTGTGATATTATCAAAAAGTCAGGGGATATTAAGTTTTGGTGCAGGTTTATCGCTCATGATGCCCAAGATGCTGAAAAACGCATTGAAACACTTTTAAAAAAAACTTTAACTGGGAGTATAAAAAATAAAGCCTACTTGTTTGCGGCTAAAAGATACATTGATGATTTTAGGATTACAGCCGTACCGGAAAATATTTTGGCAATGTATGACTTAAATAAATCTTCAGATGTGGATTTGTTTTATGTGAAAGGCAAGGAGGGTTAAAAAGTTCTTGACATATGATACACGTTAGTATAGTATACCAAACATAAGTTTTTTTTGCCAAAATAATTCAACATTGGGTGTGGACTTATTTTGTCGGGGGGCGTTCCATAGGGGAGCGCTCCCTTTTTTTTGCTTGACAGAGTTAAAGCTTTAGTATAACTTGACAATGTCATACTAATGGTTTTTCAAAAAGTTGGAATAAAAATAGTTATTATCCTAATGGTAAAGAAAAATTTGGTGTTTCATTAAAATATAAATTTTTAGAATATTTGGGTAAGGGGTGGTATCGTCCAGATTTTGCTCCGGTAGACTATTCAATAACAACACAACATTCTGACATTAAAGATATTATTAACAAGTGGAGAAAAAGATTAGATCGTAAAGTGGCTTTTGCAATATATAAAAATTGGGGATTTTTTAAAAAATATCAAATTGAAAGCATAACTGTCTTAAAAAACAAAATTGAAACGGGAGAATTACTATGACTATAAAGAATTTGGAATCAAGTATTCCTGCAAATAATGAAAAAATTATTGAGATATACAAAAAAGTAAAGGCTGGACAACTTGATCATAGTCCTGACTTTCAAAGAAAACTTGTTTGGAAAAAGCAACATAAAATTAATTTTATAAAAACTATACTGCTTAATTATCCTTTCCCGGAGATATATAAAGCACCAGGAGATTTGAATGTTGATGATTTAGAATTGACAGATTTGATTGTTGATGGCCAGCAAAGAGTAAATGCGATTGTAAATTTTATTGATTCTAAAGATGTTTTCGCCTTACCTAAAACATCTTTAAAATTTACAAATCTTACCAAAAAAGAAAAAGAAGATTTTCTGAATTATGAAGTTTCTGTACGTTATTTGAAAAATGCTGATAAAGCACAAATAAAAGAAATTTTTCAGCGAATAAACAATACAGATATGACATTGTCAAGTTAAAGTGCTGGAACATATTCCAAAGCTTATAAAATAATTGTTCTACGTGGAACATTTTTAAAAGGAATAAAGCTAAATGTGTAAACATATAGAATCAAAAACTTGCTGGTGTAATCCCACTGTTGAAGACTATTCAAAAAAAAAAGAAAGTTAATTTCTGCTGGCATTGTGGTCGAAAACTTCAAGGAAATCATCGTGTTGAAAAGTTTATAGATGGTGAAATAAGAACACTCCATAAACAATGTGCTAAAAATTGTTCCACGTAGAACATTTTTAAAAGGAGTAAAAATGATACTATGTGATTTAGAAATTAAAGAAATGGCTCAAGCCGGTATGATTGAGCCATTCTCTATAAAAAATCTTAATCCCGCAAGCTACGATCTTACACTTGGGGATAAATTCAGAGTACCGGAATCCGGGGGCTGGTCTGATGAAGTCCATATGCCAGAAGCAGGTATTGATCTTGATGTTTTCCCCTTTATCCTCGCTCATTCTCTTGAATACCTGAACATGCCTGATAATATAGCAGCTATGCTATATAGTAAAAGCACTGCCGGCCGCAAAGGGATTGAGCATTCTCACGCCGGATTTATTGATCCAGGATTTCCAGGGCAACTGACTTTTGAAGTTAGTTGCCTATGGCCTTTTAAGCGGATTATAAAACCCGGTAATAAATTATTCCAGATTGTATTTTTCAGAATGTCCGGGAAGCCGGAAAAGAATTATATGGAAAAATCTGATTCTCATTATGTAAATCAGTCCGGAGCCACTGCTAATTATGATAATGGAAGGAGCAGTTTATGAAATTTAGGAATTTAACAGATTGTACTATCGAAGTAGTTAATCATTTGTCCGGTGAAACTGTTTTATTTATAGAACCTGAATACATTGGATTGGATGTAATAAAAAAAGCTATCCATGTCGATTCTGTCCATGTAAAAGATATTCCATTTTTCAAAATATACCATAAAGTTAATGGCTTACCAGAGCCTCAAGCCGATACAATGTTAATTGTACCGTATGATTTTTTTATGTTAGTATCAGATAGGTATGATATTTGTTGCCCAGATACATGGCCTGAAGCACTGAGCGGGGTTCATGGAAATGTGTTTAAGGCTAATGGGTTTCAGGTTCATCATGTCAAATAATAATATAAAGCCCTCAGTATGTCCAAAATGCTGGAAAAAAACATTATATAAGTTTTCAAGCAATGATATGTATTGTGATAGTTGTGGCTTTACATGCCCTGAAATAATAGAAATAGACAGAGATCGTATTAATTTAATTTCTGAAATGGATGAAACACAAAAAGATTTTTTTGCAATCGGGCTTGCGTTTCATTCTGTATGGATGACAGACAAAGCTTTAAAACGAGGCGAAAAAAATGTGCATCCAAGCGATATTAAATGTATGGAAATAATTGTAAGCCTATTGAATAAATACGGATTAAGTCATTCTTTAGGTGGTTAAAAAATGGCGTGACAATAGATTTAATACAGAGTATTATATTTTATATTAAATATAAATGGATTGATATACCACGAAAAAAGGGTGTATTAATCCATTTATAGCGGATAAAACATGGTGTTTAATCTGGTTCCCCAACCGATTTAAATTCGTTTTTGTCTGCAAAACTTCTTAAAAACCGGGTTTATTCAAGGTGTTGGCGCACCTTAGTGAGTCCGGTTTTTTTATTTTTTTATACTTGACATTCAAATATGAATCCTGTATATATATTTACAGTAATTGGGAGCTTTCTGTTTTTATTTCATAAAGATTTTTTCCTTTTGAGTGTTAATGTTAAGAAAGGGGGATGGTGCGCAGGGCATCACCCCCTTTTCTTTTTGTAAGGATATTGATAAAAAATGATTTGCCGTAATTGTGGTGTAGAATCAGAGTTTTATAAGGGTAGACGAGTCTGTAAGGCTTGTGTTCGCAAAAAACATCAAGCATATAGAAGCCGTCCTGATGTTAAAGAGAGACAAAAAGAATACCATAAAGAGTACAAAAAACGGCCTGAAGTTAGAGAAAAAAGAAAAAAATATATTCAAAAATATAATCAACGCCCTGAAGTTAAAGAAAAAATAAAAATATATAAAAGAGAATATGAAAAACGCCCTCATGTTCTTAAATATAGGCAGGAATATAGAAACCGGCCTGAAGTTAAAAAGAGAGCTGCGGAAATGAGAGTTAAACCTAAAAAAGTTAAAATCAAAAAAGACCCCTTTCATTTTAAAAAATATATTGACAATGGCAGAAAATGCAGATTGTGTAATGAAAACACTCAGGGAAATTGGTTTTATTGTCCTGTATGTTATAAAAAAGTTTGTAAAAAAACTAATTATGCCGAAACTGATAACAATACTGCGGAGATTTGACCAGACTTAATAAATAATACTTGACATTTTATTGATTTTTTTGATAGATATAAATATTATGATTGGATATCCTCAAATAACGCTTCCATCCGGGAGCGAAAATCAAATTTTAGCTTTTAACGGTTCTGGACAATTACAAGTCTTTAGCTTATTTGACGGAGCCGGGAAAATAGACGCTCAATACCTTCCTGATATAACAATTACTACAACACATGTGGTTACGAGCGAGGCTGCGCAAATACTTCTTACTGTTCAAGAGGGTGATGTTGCTATAAGAACAGACTTGAATAAGTCATATATTGCACTCAATTCTGATAATTTAGATATGGAAGACTGGCAAGAATTATTATCACCATTGGATTCTGTATCTTCTGTTTTCGGAAGAACAGGAAATGTAATTGCTGAAAATAATGATTATACGTGGGCGCAGATTAATAAAACAACATCTTCTCTTGCTGATATTACCACAAAAAATCATTCTGATTTATCCGGGATAACTACTAATATTCATACTCCTGTGGATGCCGGTACAGCCGATTACAATACTCTTGTATGGGATAATGATAATCAGAAATTTATCCCTAACAATGTTTTAAGTGTTGATTTTGATAATAAAAAAATAAAGCTGAAATATTCTGATAGCATTTATACTGACATATTCACTGATAGCGATGGTTATTCTTATATTGAGCCTCTTGGAGGGGAATTATTTTTAAAATCAGATAATACAGCTCTTGGGCATAAATTATTAAATATTATAGGGCCGAGACCGGCTATTTATCAGGAAGTTCAGCGCAGTGCCGGAGGATTCGCTTTTTATACAAATCAGCTTTATGCTAAAAATACAAATACTTTATTAACGGCGAAAATGGCAGAAATTGGGGTATACGGAGATGTACAATCTGGAGAGAACCCGCCGTCATTAACTTATTTTTATATTGCGACTCAAACAGAAGATTATTCCAATGCGTCATTTAAAATTTATTCAGACTATTTTAATTTAAATAAAAATTTAGGCGTTGGAATGTCTAATTTCGCTAATGGGCAAAAAGTAGTAGGGATTGGTAACGGAACAGCGCCCACCGGAACGCCTTCCGGAGGAGGTCTGTTATATGTTGAAGCCGGTGCATTAAAATATAAAGGCTCATCTGGAACTATAACAACAATTGGGGTAGCATAGATGATTGATATTGTTGGATTTATAATTAGTCAAGACCCTGTTGCAAGCATGACAGCGGCACAAAAACAAGCAATATTAGACAGGTTTTGCCGGGCAAGAGGATATGTTGAGGAAAGCGGGCAAACTAAAAAAGAATTTATGAATCAAGACATTTGTCAATATATAAAAACCATGTTCGATGCTGACGCAAAAAAAGAAGCCACAAGAGGCTTAATATATGATACTTTGGAGTTTTAATATATGGAATTAACAAAAGAAGAAATTAATTTTTTATATAATCTATTACAGTCTCCTATCCCCGCAAGTGCAGATGGGCATAAACTCATAGCTGATTTATACGAAAAATTGAAAAAGGTAGCCAATGACAACAAATAACGGCTATGCAAATTTAGGGGATACAATTCGTTTTATAGCAGTATTCCCGGATTCAACAGGGGCATTTCAAACGGGATTAAGCCCGACAATATCTGTAAAGCTATTGACAGGGGTATCGTTACTTGTAACCGGTGCTGCAATGACTGAAGATAGCAATTTGCCGGGAGTCTATTATTATGAGTATACCCCTCCCTCTGCTGGAATATATATAAGCAAAGCCATTACTGGAACACTTCACGCTATTCCATACATGATTATCGGCGATGGGCTTGGAGCGATTGAGGCAACAAGTCAGAATATTTTATCAGATACAGCTAAGCTTGACATTGCAGTAAGTACACGAGCGAGCGCTGCGGATGTTTGGACATATGGAACACGGACTTTATCAAGTTTTGGTTCTCTAATTTCTGATATATGGAATTATGTAAGCCGGACACTGACTACATTCGGATTTACAGTAACAACAGATACAGCAAGTCGGGATGCCAGCAAAGCGGATATAACAAACCTTGCTACAAGCGCAGAAATATCAAATTTGAATAATTTAAGTGCGCAACAGGTATGGGAATATGTAACTCGTGAATTGACATCGGCGGGGGCAGGGGGAGCGACTGCACAAGAAGTATGGGAATATGCAACCCGTGAATTAACATCAGCAGCAGGGATAACTGAAACTCAATTCCATGATTATCTACAATCATATCCTGATAGCCTTGATCCTGCAGATACCCCTGCGATACCTCTCCCCCCTGAAAATACAGCAGTAGTTTTGATTTATAAATATTGCAGAAACAAAGATGATTCAATACTTGCAAGTGCAACTCCGTCATGTCAACTGTTAGAATATACAACTGCGGATGGAAAAGCTTATTATGTTAATAAAGAAGCTATGTCATTTAACCCTGAGACAGGTTTAGCGTCAATACTTGTGCCTCCCAATGCTTATATAAGAGTAAAGATTCCTGAGATAGATATGGATATTATAGGCTATTCCGGGGCTGGTGGCACGTCTCTTGACGCTGATTTGCTTTATACGGAAAGGCAAGTTTAAATGAATCATAACGATATAGAAAATTTGTTTCAAGAACACCCAGATGTTAAATTTTTTGATTTTGTGGGTGAATGCCATGATTGCGGTAAAGATACAACTGTAACAATTGAGAGGCTGATAGATGGGTTTAAAATTTCAGGCGGGGCTTTGTATACAAAAAACATTAAATGCCAAAAATGCTATGAATTAGAGCCTGCTTTAAAGCAAAAATGTGAAATATACAGCAGAGTAGTTGGGTATATGCGACCCGTGCAAAGCTGGAATAATGGCAAACAACAGGAGTTTGAAAAGCGAAAAAAATTCGATGGGGATGTAAATGCTTAGAAGACTTGGAAACAAAAAGAAAATATTACCGCATTTGCTTCCTTTATTCCCGGAATGCAAAACTTTTATTGATATGTTCATGGGAACAGGGTCCGTATCCTTTGCAATGATAAAGCGCTGTAATTATGTATTTGCAAATGATATTGAGAATGAAATATTTAATCTGTATCAGGTACTTAAAAATGATAAAGATGAATTGATTAAACAGCTTCAGATTATGCCTGTTCATAATGGATTGTTTCAGCATTGGAGGCATAATAAAGAATCTGAAGCGGTTATGAAGGCAGTCAGGTTTTTGTTTTTAAGTAATTTTGGGTATATGGGTGTATCAGAAGCGCTTCGTTTTGGCATGGTGAAATCTAAAAAAATCTTACTCAATAATATTGAAGAAGTTTTTAGGAAAATCCAGAATGTTCAGTTTTTGAATTATGATTTCAGAGAAGTTTTAAAGAAAATAGAAATAAAGAATATTCAAAACGCTTTCCTATACTGCGACCCGCCGTATTTAAACACTACATCAAATTATAATTCAGAATGGAAATTGCAGGATACTGAAGACTTATTCCAGATATGTATGGATTCCGGCTTGCGTTTTGCCATTTCTGAATTTGAGAATCCTATCATTGTTGATATGGCTAAATCTTCCGGCTTAAAAGTGAATCATGTTATTGAGCGTAAATCTTTAAGGAATCGTAATAATGAAATTTTAATAACTAATTATTCAACAGCAAAACAAAGATTATTATTTTATGGAACTTAAACATTTTATATTCTCATTAGTATTAATTCCTGTATCTGTTGCATTTTTTAAAAAAGAAATAGGGGATTTCATTACAGCATTTTCAATCTACCGGAACAGGCGCTTTGATGAAGATAGAGACCCAAACACCCCGGACACATGCCAGTTATTAAATCCAGCCAAAGGCAAATGGACAACTGTTATTATTGAAAAATATGTGTTTAGTCTCAATAAAAATAAAAGCGGTGTTTATGTATTGCATCCCTGTAAAAACAATAAACACGCTCGTGAGATTTTCAGATTTTCTGACTGGGATAAAATAAGAAAAAGGGAATTACCAAAATAGTATGGACAAAACGATTTATGAAAAAACTTTAAAACATTATGGAGAAGATAAACAGATTCTCAAAATTGCAGAGGCTTGTAATGAGTTATCTGTTAAAGTTTTTCACTTGAGAGATAATAAAGTGAGTTTGGGGCAGGTTGCGGAAAAGATCGCAGAAGTTGAAATTATGTGTCAGCAAGGCCGGTTAATCGTAGGGGATGATATAGTTGACAATGAAAAAAGAATGAAGCTTAAACAGCTTGAGTATAATATCCAGAGAGAAAAGTTTGGAAAGATATTGAATGAAACTAAAAAAATATAAAATTTCAGATATTCAAGAGTACCCAGGCAATTATAATCAGCACCCGGAATATTGTGATATAATAATTAAACGCTTTGAAGATTATGCCGGAATTAAGGCAGAAAAGATATAATTATGCCAGAAACACCTAAAAAAAACGGTAGACCGTATAAAGTAATTGATAAAGATGAATTTGAAAAACTTTGCATGATTCAATGCACAAAACTTGAGATGTGCGATTGGTTCTGCTGCGATGATAAAACGCTTGAGTCTTGGTGTAAACGCACGTATAATAAAGGTTTTTCCGAAATTTTTAAACAAAAAAGGGGAAAAGGCAAGATTTCACTCAGGCGGACAGGCTTTCAAATGGCTCAGGAAGTCCCGGCTGTATGGATATTTCACGCTAAGAATTTTCTTGGCATGTCTGATAAGCAGGAAATTAAGCAGGAAGTAACGCAGAAAACAGATATAGATTATTCAAAGTATACGCCTGAAGAACTTGAACAGCTTGAAATGTTATTGAAAAAAGGTACTAATGACACGCCTGGATGATCTACAAAAATTCAGATGCCAGACATCCTTATCATATTTTATCAGGCATTTCTGGAATACGGTAGACCCATCTGACTATATTCATAACTGGCATATTGACGCTATTTGTGAACATTTACAAGCCGTGTCAGAAAGCAAAATCAGGCGGTTAATTATTAACGTACCGCCGAGACATCAAAAAAGCCTGTCCACTTGCGTATTTTGGCCTGCATGGGATTGGATAAACAGACCAGCCCGGCAATGGCTTTATTTTTCATACGCTCATGCCCTTAGCATTAGAGACTCAATAAAATGCAGACGGTTAATCGAGTCTGATAAATATCAAAAATTCTTTGGCGATGGTTTCCAGTTAATGGGAGACCAAAACACCAAAATAAAATTTGAGAATGATAAAAACGGCTGCCGGATATGTTCCTCAATTGGCGGTGTGGCGACAGGGGAAGGCGGAGACGCGATAGTTATTGACGACCCTCATAATATTAAAGATATAGAATCAGAAATTAAGAGGGAGTCTGTTTTATTGTGGTGGGATTCAGTATTAGGAACCCGTCTAAATCATCCGAAAACGGGCGCTATCGTTATCATAATGCAACGGACTCATAAAAGGGATTTAGTAGGGCATGTCCTGGAAAATGAAACCGGGTGGGAACATCTTATGCTGCCTGAAAGATATGAAAGCAATCACCCCTTCATAAGTCATACATCTTTAGGCTTTGTAGATAAGCGGAATGAAGGTGAACTCTTATGGCCTGACAGGTTTGGAGCTTCTGAAATTGCTGAAATAAATAAGCGGCTTGGTTCTTACGGAGTCGCAGGACAAAAGCAGCAACGCCCCTCCCCTCGTGGCGGCGGAATGATAAAGCTTGCATGGTTTAAAAGTTCAAGATATAAAGCCTTGCCTGTCAAATTCAATAGAATAATTCAATCATGGGATACAGCGCAAAAAGTTAAAGAGATAAACGATTATTCTGTCTGTACTACGTGGGGGGAACTGGCAGATGGGCGGATATTTCTTATTGATGTATTCAGAAAAAAGCTTGAATATCCTGAATTAAAGCGGGCAGTGCAAATGTTATTCGATAAATACAAACCTGCTGCTACACTTATTGAAGACAAGGGAAGCGGAACTACACTAATTCAGGATTTAAAATATAAAGTAAAAGCTATTGCCATTGAGCCAAAAGGCAATAAAGCTTACAGACTTGACTCTGTTCTCCGTGCGGATGCTGAAACGCCCACGCTTGAAAGCGGTGCGGTATGGCTGCCTGAGAGCGCAACATGGCTTTTAGAATTTGAATCTGAATTAGAAGCATTCCCCAATGCAGCCCATGACGATCAGATTGACAGTATGACTCAATATCTCAACTGGAAAAACAGGGGTGTGAAATACCGGAAGCGAAAGCAGAAAGGCTTTTGATATGAATAAGGTTTTGAATGATAAAACTATCAGGTTATGTGGACAAGATATTGAAATAGTATGTAATGACCCAAAAGAATGGGCCAATGGAGGCATGGGTCAATGTTCTGAAAAGCAGTGCAAAATTTTAGTTCATTCTGCAATGGTAAAATCTGCAATAGATTCAACAATTTTACATGAAATAGTTCATCTGATACTTAATTTTAATGGATTCCATAATGAATCAGCCAATGAGCAACTTGTATCAGTGTTAGGCAATTCATTTCTTGCATTAATAAGAGATAATCCAGAGTTTATCAAGGATTTGATATGAATAAAGAACAACTTTTAGCAACAGATTCTTATTATGATAGTCATATTGACACTTGGCAATATTTACAGGCTGCGTATGATGGTGCGAAAGCCCTTGTTGAATATGGGATATTGGAAGGATTTAAAGAGCCTGAACAGTATAAAAAGAACGGCGCTGTGTATGGATATGAATACACAAGCCGGATAAATAAAATATTAACTGGCTTTATCGCAAATTCAAAATTTATAAACGATTATGGCAAACTTTCAGATGACGAAATGTTTCAAAACTTTATGCAGGATTGCGATTTATACGGAACTGATTTTAATCTTTGGTTCAATGAACGCCGGGAAGTAGTTTCTTATATGGGGCATATCGGAATAGTAGTTGACATGCCTGTTGAACCAACGGGAGAAGGCAATCTTCAGGCTCAAAAAGATTTAGGGATTTATCCTTATTTATCGAGCTATGACCCTGTTAATATTTTGGAAATGCAGATAAGCAGAAATCCGCAAACAAATAGACCCTTTTTTAGTAAAGTAAAATTGAGGGAATATAATCCTGATAGAGTAATTATTTTAACACCGGAAAAAATAGAAAAATATTCAATTCCCATTGAAGATGATGAAGAAGCGGAACAGTTAAATGCCGGGAATGATATTAATAAATTGGGTGTTATCCCTTTTTTCCTTTTTATCAATGACAAAAAGCCCGGAACTCTGGAAACAAAATCAAGTGTCAGGGGTATCGCAGATATAGACGTGTCTCTTATAAAGGATGGATTAAAATCTGAAAAAGTTTTGTTTAATGCTGCATTCCCGGCGCTGGTAATGGCTGCTGATAGGGATGACCCAACCCTTAGTGAGCAGACAATGGAAAAGGGCGTGAATCAGCTTTTAACGGAAACTCCTGAAACAAAAGGCATTCATAGATGGATTTCTTCAGAGGCTTGGAGTGCAATACAGCCCATTTTAGCCTCAACAGATGATAAGCGGCGTGAAATTTACTTAATGGCTAATCTGGGGGCGATTCTGCAATCAACAAGCAATGAAGCCAGGAGCGGTGAGAGTTTAAAACAGTCATTCAGATATTTAGAGGGAAGCTTGGCACGGATGGTTTCTAATGAGTTAGAGGCAAGAAGAAATGTTTTCAGGTATTGGTTATTATGGTTAAATCGGCTTGATGAATTTCAAGAAATATCCATAGGACATGATGGGGATTTCGATATTGAGAGCATGATTTCTTCTATGGACGATATTCTTGTTGAGCAGTCATTACTGCAAGCCTCCCCAACTGCTCAAAAAGAATTATCTAAAAAGATTGTAAACATTGGGACTTTAAAGACTTTGGATTTGTCTACAATATCAATTATTAATGATGAAATTGACAATTTTAAAATTGGCCTGGATGAGAATATCCAAAACGAAACCTCTCAATAATGCTTGTTCTTACTAAAGCTTCTGCAATTTCAGAAGCTTTTAAAATCTCAAATCTTGGTAGACACATTTTTTTATGACAGCCAGTTTTTAAATCTTTCTGTTTTGAAAATGATTTTAAAAGTTGTGTTCTGAATGTAAACCCCGCTTTCCTGCCTTTTTTTCCGGCTTGAGCCAAACAGATTAAGCAATCTGCTTTTTTGGGTACAAACGGATTAATAAGTGGGAGTCTTATCGCCTGTTTCTCTAAAAGTGTCATATTTTCTCCTTTGATAATACATGTTTTGGCAAATGTATATTTGTCAAAGAAAACTTGTTTTCAGGATTTTCTTTGACATTTTTGGTTATGGCTATATCAAACCAATGTTTTACCCTATCTCTGTTTGGTACGGTACAATTTGAATCATCATGAATTGTCATCATGCCTCCTTATTTCAGTTATAGCTATACCAGACCAACTACTTACGCTATCTATATCTTTTGTGTACATGTCGGAAAGTATTGATATAGATTTGTCTATGCTAAAACCAACCCTTAATAATAATTCTACATCCTCTGCAACCTGTTTAACAGGTAAACGAGTTTGAGAAGCCAAAGTTTTGATTTTATCAATTATTTGTGTAATTTCATCCCTAACTGCCTCAGTATTCCGCATCTGGTCATCAAAATCTGTAACCGGTTCAATCTCAAAAATAAATCGCTTATCTGCCTGATTATTTTTCTCTGGAAAAGATATATTCTTTTCAAAGATTAAATTTTTTAAAGGTGCTGGTTCAAACCTTTCAAAGAGATTGTTAAAAACATAACCTGTTGCAAAAATCTTTATTTTTATTTCTTTTTGATCTTTATCTAATTCAATCTGAAAATTATTACTCATACTTTCTCCTTTCTTTATAATTATTACCAAAAAAATATAATTAAGTCAATAAAAAGCTTGACATGGTATTTTATTGTATAGTACACTTTACACATTGTACTAATACACTTTAATTTAAAAAGGCGTGATGCCTAACACACTTTTAAAAAGGGAGGGCGAGATGCCCTGGAATTTTGATGACAACGGAAATTTTGTAAAGGATGAGTCGGGTAATCCCGTCTGGATAGACGAAACCGACAAAACAGAAAAAGCTGTAAATCCTGAAGCTTATTTCAAGAAAATTTCTGAATTAAATAAAGAGTCAATGAACCACAGGCTTAAAGCCAAAGAAGTACAGGAAGCTTTTGAACAATTCAAAACGCAATATAAAGACCTTGACGACCCGGAACAAGCCTTGAAAGCCCTTGAAACTGTTAAGAATCTGAAAGATGGGGATTTTTTGAAGGCAGACCAGGTTGACGCTCTGAAAGAAAAAATCCGCCGTGAGTTTGCGGAATCTTACGAGTCTAAAATAAAAGAGACTTCAGAGACGTATAAATCTCAAGTTGAAAAATATAAAAAGAAATCTGACACTCTTGAATATGAAATTGAGCAGGGGATGAAAGAGCGTGCTATCGCAAATTCTTTGCAGTCAGGCGTTTTGAAATCAAAAACAACCCTGGGAAACCTTCGTGCCGGAATGGGATATTTTGGCGACAGGTTTAAAAGAGACCCTGAAACCGGTAAAATGGTCGGGTATCACTGGAACTCTGACAGAAAGATTATTTCTACAAATACAGAAAATGCAGGCGAACCGGCTGACATGGAAACATGTTTAAAAGTGCTGTATGAAACAGACACATTTAAAGACGGGATTTCAAAAGAAATTCCCGGCGGTGCTGGCAGTACAGGAGGACACGGAACGCCTACAAAAGAGGGAGCCGTTTCAACTGAGGAGTGGATAAGCGGACTCGGCTTTGACGGTTCTTAATAGGAAAAAATATGGCAACATTACCAGAACTTTCTAATTTATACGCAAAAAAGCAGCCTCATCAGGTTGATTATTTAACAGAAAATGCACCGCTTTTAGCGATGTTTCCTTTTGAAAAAGCATCGCACGGGCTTTGGAATGCTTATGAAGAAATAAAAGATGTTAAAGGAGCATCTTTTGTCGAGATGGATGCTCCCCTTCCCACTGTTTCTGCGGAGTCAGAATTGAAACAGTTTAGTTTGCAGGTTATGGGGGGGCAAATCGAAGTAGGGGAAGATAAAGCGAAAATGTTTGGCGGTGCTGCAAAGTATTTTGCAACTAAAATGCCAGCCGTACTGAGAAAATCCGGTCAAAGTGCTGAAAGTGCTATTTTACACGATACAATCCGGGCGTATGCTATTGCAACTGGGAATGTGATTGAACCAGCGGACGCCGCAGGTGATGCAAACTACACAATTTTATGCGTAAGATTTGTATCAGGAGAAACGACAGGACTTTACAGCCCGGATGGATTCAAAAACGGAGCGACTCTTGACGCTATGGCTCTGAATAGCGGGGCTTTGTATAAAAACGAAGATGGTATTAATGTTTACGGAATGAGGCTTAAAGGGTATTTTGGCTTTCAGATAGCCAACCCGAAAACTGTATCAGCAATTGTCAATGTTAAGAAAACAAAACAGCCCACAGCAGATCAGCTGGATGAACTTATTGAAATGGCGAGGGGAACATCCGGTTCTACTTATATAATGTGTCATCCAGCGGTCAAAAGCATGTTGTATAAGCTGAAAAATGCTAAAATGACAACAGTTCCGAATGATAAAAATATCAATAACATGATTGAGATGTGGAATGACATCCCCATTTTGACTTCATACAACTTTGCAAACGGCACTGAAGTGGATGTGGCTATCTAAGGAGTTTTTATTATGTATAATCATACTGTTAAGGATTATGACGGTTATCTTGCAAAAGATCAGACAGTGCCTCAAAATGATACAGCAGACGGGAACGGCGGAGGGTTAAAACTTTCCGGGACTATGGGAGGTATTGAAGTCGTTGCAGTCGTTGGCTCTGTAAAGCTTGATCTGGCAGACACAAAAGTTATGACTATCAAACTTCAGCAAAGCTCTGATGACGGTGATGCTGATGCGTATACAGACTTGCATACATTGTATACAGTTACAGCAGCCGGTGCTACTTCAGTAGCTATCGGAACAGAATTAGGACGTTTTGTAATCCCCTCCAATGCTGAGACGTATATAAAAGCAACTATTACAAATGATGATATAGCCGCAACCGGGAAAGTGGAAATTTATCCGCATTACCTGCCGAGATAATCATGAGATATTGTAATGATTCCGATATAGAAAAAATAAGAGAGTCAGCATTGTCAAATTTGACAATTGACTCTTTACAGCCGGAAGATTTTCAAAAAATGGCCGGGCAGAATATCGAAATGGATTTAGTTTCATTATGGTATTCAGGAACAGACCCATTTAACGCCCGGCTCTTACCCTATTCTTTTGATTACGATTATAAACAAAGAGTTTCAGTTGTGTCGATAGGAGAACGAGTTGATAAAAAAGGAATTATTTATGAAAAAATAAATTCAGATTTATCAATAAATTATCTTACTGATACAGACTTTACAGATACGGATAACTGGAAAAAAATTGAATGTACTTTTCCGGCATTATTCCGGGACTTGGCTGCATATCAAACTTTATTTTTAATATATCGTTATCAGGCAGGGGATTCCGAAACGGAAAACACTTTTGAACGGCAAAGGGATTATTTTTTAGAAGCATATCGTAATGAGTTAGCCAGAATACTTGAAATCGGAATTGATTATGATCTGGATGAATCCGGGGTTATCGATACTGATAATGAAAAACGAATAATTTCTAATAAGGTACGCCCTGCATTGCAGAGCGTAACGGTTTGGTAAAAAAGGAGGATTTAAAAATGACTAAAAAAACATTGCATAATTCAACAGTATCGGCGGCAAAGGACAATGTGAAAGATATGGAAGTTGTAGGTAACGGTGATATGTTTCGGCTTCTCTGTAAAGCCAGTTCAAAAACAGAGGGCTGGATGAAATCTACAAAAGCTTGTGAAATACCTGGTGTGGGCTGTGTTGTTCAAGTAACAACTCAACAGGGGGAAAATGTTGCCGAGGCGGTTACTTTTGTTCCGGGGGTAACAATTTATGCTGATAAAAATAATGGCAGAAAACTTGTAAGGTTTTAAAACAATTGCAGAAATTAATGATATATTTCAAGCTACTGAAGATAAGATTGACAGCTTATTAAAACAAACGATGCAAATATCGTTAAGTCTAACAAGGTACGCTCTGCAATGCAGAGCGTAACGGTTTGGTGAAAAAAATGGGAATTGATTTGAAAACAGGTAGTAAAGAAGAAGTAAGAAGCCGGTTGCTTGATTGGCTTGATAAGGTTCTGAATCCTGTCAATAAAGATTTTGTTCGGATAACAGAGGATGCTTTTACTTATCGGGTTGAGTATTCAAAAAAACCTAAAATTGAAGCTGATGATATTAGATCAATTATAAAAAATACATCTTCTGAAACACCTATTCGGGTTTCTTATTTTGAAACTGATGAAGGCACGGTTGAAGTCTTGCATATAGAAAAACCGGGAACCACAAGGCTTTAAAACAATGGCAGAAATCAATGACATTTTTCAAGCTACTGAAGATAAAATTGACAGCTTATTAAAAACAAACGATGCAAATATCGTTAAGTCAATAAAAAAGCTTGAAAAGAATATTCTAAATCTTTATCAGGCGGAATACCCAAAGGGGAAAGCTAAATTTAAGATTGCTCAAGCTACAAAAGTTCATAAGGGAATGATAAGGCTTATGAACACTGAATATAATACGGCGATGCAGTCAATTACTAATGAATATTCAAAAGTCATTTCTGCCATTCAAGCGGAGTTTGCAGCACTTGAAGTTCCGGTAAGCTTTACCAATGTTGATTCAAAGATTTTTTCAGAATTACAAACAACTGCTTATAATTCCTTTAATCAATTGGGAAATAAAGCATTAAACGAATTATCGCAAAGTTTATATAACGGTGTGGCATTAGGTTCTGACTTTGCGTCTCTTGTAGGCGAAATGAAGGGCGCTCTTATAGGGCTTGAGACGGTTACAGGCACGTCTTTAGCGTCTTATGCCTCAAGATATGCACATGATAGCTTAATGTCTTATTATTCGACTGTTCAGAAGCGTACCGCAAAAAAAGCCGGATTAAACTATTTCTTATATATGGGGAATATCCAGTTTAATACAAGACCGTTTTGTGCTGCCCGTGCTGGATTGGTTTTTTCAGAATCTCAAATCGACTCCTGGAATAATATGAGTTGGCGAGGTCAATCCGGTGATGTTTGGACAAATCGGGGTGGTTTCAGATGCAGGCATTCATTTCATGCTGTTGATCCGGAATGGATCAAAGAGGGCAAGATTGAAGTTCAGTCTATTTTTGATGAAAAGCCAGACTTGATGACAGCTAAAAATGCTGCTGCTGTTGAAAAGGAAAAGGCAAGGATGTATGGCTAAACCTGTAAAAATCAAGGGGCTTGATGAATTATTTAAAAAGCTTGACCCGATAAACATTTTTGATTCAGAGCGTACTTTGTCAAAAATGGCAGCATATGGGAAAACCAAAATACTTTCCAGAACATCTTCTGGAAAAGACTATTTAAACAGACCATTTAAGCCATATACTGAAGCATATAAGCAGACCCGTTCAAAGCTTGGTTTGCCAAGTAAAAAACCTGATTTATTTAAAACAGGCAGGATGCTTGGCAGTTTATCTTTTTATCTTGAAAAAGATGAAGCTCATTTATTCTTTTTGAATCCACAAGAAAGTCTTAAAGCCTATGTAAATAACAAAATAAGGAATTTCTTTGAATTTAATGATAAAGATGAAAAAGGAATGCTGCGTATTGCTGAAACTGATATAAAAAAGGCTTTGAAATAAAATGTTCTACGTGGAACAATTAAACAGGACTGTAAAAAAATGGCTCATGACTCAATAAGAGAACAGATAATCCAAAATGTTATTGATACAGTTCAAAATATTGAGAATGTAAAATCTGTTGAGCGCTCCCACCCGGCAACCCCTACTATATTAAAAAAAATTCCATCAACGCAATTACCGAGAATAGGCATAACAGCCGGACTTCCTAAGCCTGAAAAAACTTTAGGCGATAAAATGGGTGATAATGATTTTAAGATTAATTCAAATCTTCAAATTGTATTATCATTTTTTGCTCAACATAAAACAAGCCCTGATAAATGGATTTCATTTTATTTAGATGAGTTATGGAGAGAATTATATAAAGATCAAACACGGGGCGGCTTGGCAGTTTTAACTAATTTAGAGCCGGATATTGAAGACGGGGTAGAAAGTCCGTATATAGGCTTTTATCTTATTATTACAGTAAACTATTATCATGATACAAAGGGGATATAAAAATGGCTGGAGGCACTGAATTATCAAAGACAAATTTTGCGTTAGGTAAAGGAGAATTACTTTTTGATGAAAAAGTGGATGGCTCTTATACCGGTTTAATCCCATTCGGAAACGTACCGGAGTTATCAACTTCGTTTGAAATTGAATCGCTCCAGGTTTATTCCAGTATGGAAGGCTTGAAAAAACTTGAATTAGATCAAGTTATTTCGGTAGCTCCCAAAATTTCATTTGTTGTTAATAATATGACAGCCAGGAATTTTGGTTTAAACACAATGGGAAATCAAACATCAGTTTCACAGGCTTCGGGGATAGATACAACTTTTGAGTTTACATCAAAAAAATTCCAGTATTTTGACACTGGATATAGAGATATATCGGATGTAACAATTCCGACATATTCAGAAAATACGGATTTCATTGTTTATAGTAAAATGGGTTACATTTTCATCCCCGCCGACTCCACAATTGCGGATGATACAACAGTAACAGCAACTTTTGATGTGGCAGCAAAAGATTATGAAAGCGTTTCAATGTTCACAAGAACAGCTATTGAAGGCAAGATGGTCTTTTTGGGTGCTAATCCATCTGGCTATCAGCCACTATGGAAGGATGTCCATGTATCACTCAAACCTGCAGGTGAACTGGCTTTTATTTCCGATGGTGATGTTTTGTCAATGGCGTTTGAGGGAACAATTATAAGCAATGCCACTGCCAACCCCACCTATCCTTATGGAAAAATTGATTTATTATAATATCTAAATAAAAGGGGTGTATATGGCTCGTATTGCAAAGATTTTAAAGATTGAAGGCAGAAAAGAGTACACAATTAAGGAGTTGAAAAACAGCCATTCCAAACAAATTATCTTGATGATAAAAGAAATGGAAGACATAAACAGCTTCGATTCATTGACTGCCTTTTTTTCTCAAAATTTGAAAAAGATTTTAGAATGGGTTTCAAATATTCCGATTGAAGATTTTGAAGACTTTTCGCATTCCGAAACCGCTCAAGTCTGGGAAATGTTCAAGTCTATAAACCCTTTTTTTTTGCAAACAATCAAGCTGTTGAAAGTCAAAGAAAATCTGGGAAGGATGACAAACTTGGGATGGGAGGGGTTTATGATGGGTTATGCAAGATCGTTGCAAAACTTATCAGAAACGGACACTCAGAAGCCTGGGATTACGGATGGCACTTCTCCGAAATAGCAATAAATGAACTGATAGAATCACAACGGCAATATCAAAGAGATATTGCCGTTGCTATAAATATGGCTTTTGCTGATGAAAAGAAATTGAATGAGTTCCTTAATCCTGAAAATGAAAAGAAGACAGATAATGATAATGGATTAGGGGAATGGAAAAGACTCGCTAATACTTTAAATTCGCTCGGTAATTAAAAATTTATGTCATCAAAAATTGAAATTATAATAGCTCTCAAAAATGCAACTAAAGCCGGATTGGATTCCGTAAAAAAAGGTTTAACCGGCATTCAGGGCGCTGCTAATAATGTTTCAGATTCCTTGTTTAATCTGAAAAGCGGGCTTGCGACTATCGGAGTGGGAGCGGGTTTAAATCAAGTCATTTCTACATTTGCAAGTTTTGATGACCAGATGCGGAGCGTGGGCGCTATTGCGGGAGCTACCGGAGATCAACTTGCGCTCATGACGGCTAAAGCCGAGGCTTTAGGCTCTGAAACTCGTTATTCTGCTACACAGGCAGCAGAGGGAATGCAGTTTTTATCAATGGCTGGCTTTGATGTAGGGCAGTCTATGGAAGCCATTGACGGCGTGTTAGAACTGGCAGCAGCTAACATGATGGACTTAGGGCAAGCTTCTGATATTGCCACAAATGTTTTATCCGGCATGAGTCTCCCCATTGAAGATTTAGGAAGGGTAAACGATGTTCTTACAAAAACTGCTTTTTCCGCAACTACAAGTGTAATAGAATTAGGGGAAGCAATGAAGATTGCAGGCCCCGCAGCAGACGGTTCAAACATGTCATTGGAAAAGGTTGTTTCTGTTTTGGGTGGGCTTGGTAATAAAGGTATTCGAGGGGCGGAAGCGGGTAATGCAGTCAAGCGTATGCTTATGGCATTACAGTCTCCCACTGCCAGAGCAAAAAAACAGCTTTCTGATTTAGGAATAGAATTAACAGATCAAGAAGGGAAATTTCGAGGTTTAATTCCTATATTAAAAGATATGGGTAAATCCCAGATTGATCTTGCTCAGTCAACTGAAATTTTTGGCAAGTTTACAGCAACATCTGCCCTTGCTGCTGCTAAAAGTTCAATATCTATTGAAAATTTAGAACAAACACTCAAATCCGCAGCCGGAACAGCAAAGAAAGCTGCAACTGAAATGGAGGCCGGTCTCGGCGGTTCTATCAGGGCTTTAAAATCTGCATGGGAAGGTCTTCAAATTGCTTTTGGGAAAGGGCTTGAAAGCGGTGCTATAAGCTTTGTTCAATTCCTTACTGCTGAATTTAGAAATCTCACAGAAACAATAAAGGCTTTAAATACAGATGGTTCTCTTAATAAATGGAGAGATTTATTTGTAACAGCACTTAAAGAAACGTATAATCAGATAGTTTCTTTTTCTAAAATTTTATTAGAATTGCTGGATATTTTTTCACCTGTAATAAAACAACTTATTGAAATAACACCGTATGTAGTAGCTTTTGGAGCTGCTGCTTTCACGACTTCTAAATCTATCGAGTTGATGAATGGAGCTATCAGTCTAACAACTGCTGCAATGGATATGTTACGCAAAGTTTTTTATGCTGATATTTTAGGCACTTCTATTGCACGAATCCAAAGATTGACAATGGAGTTCGGTATTCTCCGCACGGCTGCAATGGGGATGCAGGCGGTAATGAGTACGGTATGGGGGTTTTTCCTTGTTCCGGCTGCTATCGGCGTGGCATTAGGCACTTTGATTGCTAACTTTGACAAAGTAGCTGATGCCGCTGTAATTTCATTTAATGCTGTAAGGAATGTTTTATCTGGAACAAGCAAAAAAAATCAGGCAGAATTAGAAAATTTAATAGCGATTACTGATAAAGTCATTAATAAGTATGCTGAATTTAAAAATGTAAAGCTTCCTGCTGATATTGCTTCAGAATCAATTCAATCGTTAAAAACACTTAATGATGAGTTGAATAGATCAAAAACATATTGGAGTTCATATATTACACAATTAGAAGCCACAAACGATGGAAGTCGGGAAATGGCTATCCTAATTGAAGATGCAAAAGAGAAACTTAACGCAGTTAAATCTGCTCTTATATCAGTTCAACAGGAAATGCAAGCCTATGGTGAAAGCTATCAGTCTGCAATAGATCAGGCAAGTAAAGTACATGAGAATCATTTAAAATTAATTAACGATCTTACTGAAAAGCAAATAACTGAAGAAATGGCAGCCCGCAGAAAAGCCCTGTCTGATGCTGAAAAAGCTTATAGGGATTCCGGCAAAACAGAAACGGCTGAATTAGAAAAACTTCAGGCTGAAAAACAGAAAATTATTTCTGAATCTGAAAATAAAATTATTGGATTCCGCAAAGCTGCTGCTGAAAATATCCAGAGTACTGCGGCAGATGAGATCGCCATTGCAGAAAGTATCAGGGATGAAAAGTTACGGATTTTACAAGATCAACTTGAAAGGGAAGTAGTTAATCAAGGACAATTTTCACAACAAAAAAATGAAATTATAAAACAATACGAAGCTGAAAAAGTAAAGATTTCAGAAACTACTGAAAAAGCAGCAGCGAAAGCAATTGAGTCTATACAGAAAGAGAGTGTTAAGAATTATCTTAAAAGTGTAGAGTCTCGAAATAAGCAGGAAAAATTAATCTATGAGTCAAAAATAAAAGAGATTGAGAAGCTTGAATCCAAAGGAGCTATTTCATATAAAAAAGCTAATGAACTAAAAGAAAAAGAAACCATTGATTTTTATAAGAAAATTGCAGATAGGGCAAGGGTAAATTTTGCGGACGCTGCAAAAGTTTATGATACAGATTCAACAAAATATATTGACTCTCTTGAAAATAAGCTTAAAGCAGAACAAAATTTAAGCGATAAAATTGTCGAGGTAAACAGAAATAAACAGCAACAAATAAAAGCCCTTGAGGATGCTGAACTCGGTTTAAGAAAAGCTCAAATGGATGCGGAACTTGCAAAAACTGAGCAATGGCTTGAGGCCGGGGTTATTTCCGCAGAGACGGCTGCTTATAGAAAGATAGATGCTGAAAAAGAATTTTACACATTCAAGCTTGATATGGCTAAAAAAGCCGTTTCTGAATTAGCTGAAGCCGGAAAACAGGAAACTGCTGATTATAAAAATGCGGTAGCTGAAAAAATTGCAGCAGAACAGGAGCTTGAAACTGTAAGGATTTCAGCTTATAAAAATGTTTCTCAAAATTTAAAAGAGGTTGGAACTGAAGCTAAAAAAACACTTGATACTGTTGATGGGAAAGAATCTACATTAAAAGTTAATACACAACAAGCCAAAGAAGGGATTCATGAAAGCAAATCCCTTTTTGAGCAATTCACAGTCGCAGCCGGGTCGCCTGTTCAGGTTCCTACAATAGATATTAATGCGGATTCAGGGGCAGGGCCGGTTCCGTTCCATGAGGGTATTCAGCAAATCACAGAAGATTTTGAAGCAATGAAAACTAAAGTTGCTGATGCTGAAATACGGGGAGTTGTAGGCTTTGACGTAGACAGCCAGACGCTTGATGACGGGTTGGGATATGTTCAATCTGCTTTTGATACACTTATGACTGACTTGTCCGGGCGTTCTACTCAGTACGGGGCTGACTTTGCTTCTATAATGCAAGATGGGGGTGCGGCTGCCATGACTATGGCTCAAGATGTTATTAGTCATGGAGAAGAAATGATTTCAGCACTTACGCAGTCTATTTCTGATTTCGGGAATCAGATAGCAGCCATTGAAGCGGAGATATTGGGGGTTGGAGCTAATACAGAAGAACAGATTCGGACGTTACAGCAGGGCTTGATGTCCGATTATGAAGTTTGGATGGCAGACAGAGCCAGAGTTGATGAGCTTTATGCCGAAGGAAAAGCGGCACTTGAGCAGGGGAATTATGAAAAGTCAAAAGAATTAATGCTGGCTGCTCAAGACTTGGCAAAAGGACTGGCTCAGGAAGTTACAGACGCTAATGGAGAAGTCGTTGTCTCATTGGAAGAAGCCACAACACAGGCGATTGCACTTGTTGAGCAGGCCGGGGCAGGAGCGACTACTGCATTAGAAGGGCAGAGAGATGCTTTGTCAGGACAGCAGGATGCAGCCAGAAAAGAGTTGCAAAACACTGAAGCAGTTGTGTCTTCAATGCAGAATGCCATAGATCAATTTTCCTCAATGTTTAAA